ATGGAAACATTTAACAGAATGAATGATTCTTCCAAAGAGAATCAGAGCAAAAGAAGCGTTTACAATTTGAAAAGTTTGAAACGCTATTTAATTAGCTTGTCTGAATTGACAAAAAGTGAGGAAGAACTGGAAAGACTTATTAAAAAGCTAAACATCCGGATTCTCCCAACGGGAAGCAAACAGTATGTTTGTGAATCTTTTTTTCAAGTTACTGATGAAAACCGCCAGTTCTTGGAAGAAATCAATTATGGTAAATGGCGATTTATGTTAACCGCCAATGCATTGTTGAAAAATCTACCTTTCATCATTCATGAAATTGCCATAGACGATATGGATGTGAATAGCATTGATGCTTCCTTACCCGAAATCAGAGAAAGATTGAATTGTAGAGTCTTGAAATTGTACAGTAATGGCCATGATTTTTGTACCGTAAAAGAAGATGAGTTGGCGAATCTTCCTAACTCATACAAAAGGATTGGCTGGTCAGTTTCATCTTATAAATTTTATCCGGAGGAAGGGGGACTTTATGATACAATTTAATTTTGAAAATGTCGCCAATTCAGGCAATCGAGAGCCATATAATAATGTGGCTGCGCATGAAGAATTGAAGTCCATGATGTCACGTTTTGACAGATTGAACATTTTCTTCGACATTGACGAGGACGGCTACGAAGTGATAAAGGTCGAAAGCACATACGTGAAACGCTTCGCGTATCAGTTGAACGATGAATCTGCAAACTGGCTTATGACATACCTTTCTACTGGCAAGAGTGAGGACTTTGGCGTAGAACCGTCAGAAGTTCAGAAATCAGACCAAACTAACGGTAACGAGTATCGAAAGAATATGCTCAAACTGTTTGTGGAAAGCAAGGCTGTAAACATTCAGTTTACGCCCGAGTTCAGAGACCGTAGAGGGCAGCTAACAGCAGTAGCCAACTTCAAGTTCGGTAACATCTTCTTCTTCGTAAACCGAGACGAGGACATTGTTTCGTACTTGCAAGAGAAAGAGTTAATTCGCTAAATTTAAACGGAGCAGAGGAAGTGTAAATTTCCTCTCTCCTTTTAAAAACTGACACAAATGAAAAAGGAATATATACCTATATATAAAATAGCTGGTAAAATCCAGTACTTGACAGAAGTCCTGCCACAGATAGAAACAAATACTATCCTTTGCAAGACATTAACTGGATTGGGTGCAACCTATTCCGAAATAAAGGCCAAGCGACATTCCATTATTTCTGTTCCCAATGTACCGCCTATTATTGGCAAGTGCAGAGACCCGAAGCATAAGAATGACAATCTGTTCGGTGTCAAGCAAGGTGTGACAACAGAAGAAATCATTGATTATATTGAAAAGACATTAGCCGCAGGAAAGTTTATCAAGCTGATAAGTACTCCCGAAGGATTTACTAAAATCAAACGTGCTTTCGAGGAACTGGAACTTGACATATATAATATGTGCTTCTTCCTATCCGATGAATGCGACAAGCTGATAAAGGATGTCGATTATCGAGCAGATATAATTCTTCCTATGGATGATTTCTTCAAATTTAGAGAAAAAGCATTTGTCTCAGCCACTCCCATACTACCGAGTGACCCACGTTTTGAAAGTCAAGGTTTCAAAATAGTAGAAATACAGCCGACCTTTGACTACAAACGTCCTATCAGCATTGTGCAGACCAACAATGTCTTGGAAGCATTGAAAGAAATTCTACCGCAGATAAAAGCACAACAAAAGCAACCACGCAGTATTTGTTTCTTTGCCAACAGCGTTGATATGATACACCAGCTAATGAGTAAATTGGGAGTTGAAAATGAGTCCGCAGTATTCTGTGCAGAGAAAAGTGTTGAGAAGTTGAAGAAGAAAGGATTTAAACGAGCTTATGAATACTGGAACATTAAGCATAAAATGCCTTATATGTGGTTTACCAGCAGAAACTATACTGCTGTGGATATTGAATTGGATGAACAACCCGATATAGTATTTGTCACTGAACCGTATTTTGCAGAATACACAATCATTGACCCATGTACTGATGCGGTACAAGCAATAGGACGATTCAGAAATGGTACTTCTTTGGCTATTCATGTTGTCAATACCAATGAGAACTATCCGATACGCACCCAAGCAGGTATCAAGGAATATCTCAAAGGTTGCAGGGATGCTTACAAGACGATTAAAAACTTCTATGAATGTGCAACGTCTTCAGAAAGCAGAGATGCTTATAAGGCTGCATTGGATATACTGCCATATAACCGGATGCTAAAAGACGGTAAGACCAACTATTTCGTAATTGACAATTTTGTTGATGAAGCATTGGTTAAGTCTGCCTACAACAATATTGATTCAGTAGTGAACCGATACAAGGAAAGTAGCTTATTCTTACCGAAGCTGACCCAACCTCTGTTTTACAAATTTGGCGATAAGGAAAGATTGAGCCTAATGGATAAGAACAGTTCTATCAAAGAAAGCCGAAAGCGTATCGTTGAATTACTGGAATCGTTGAAGGATGACAGAAATTCCCCATTGGCACAATCGTTTATCAGTGACATCAGGCAAGTTGATGCTTTTATTATTGATGCTTACGATACGGTAGGCAAAGAAGTTATTGAAGTAAACAATTATTCATTCAAAAAAATCAAAGAAGCCATGATTATGAAAAACTATAGAGAAAAAACAAGCGGAGTAGAGTTTGTTCAACTCCTTAAAATTTCATTTATTACTGGTAAGAAATATACTCGTAAAGAAGTTAAAGAAGAATTAAAACGCTTGTACTCGTTAGTTAACACTGCGCCCAAGAAAGCTGTTACAGCCATGACTATAAAAGATTTCTTCAAAATTCAAGAATGTAAAATTGCGAATCAGAAAGCTATCAGAATATTAGAACCATTAATATAGGATAGTACTTTTTTGATGAAAGTTAGTTTTATAGGGTCTGTTTTAAAAAGGTACTTTATCATTAATATTTAGCTTTATCAAATTATTTATAAACGAAGAGTCTTCGCTAATGAAAGTGAGGACTCTTTTTTTATTTGAACATATCTCCATGTCGTAATTCATTCCCCCATGCTGTGTCGGATGATAAAAACGGAGGTACACCACCTTTTTATGCCCCCTCATGGCCATGGAAGAAAAAGCATTCTTTACTTCACGATGATACTATTACCTCACATCATCCATGAAAAAGAATGTCTTTTGTCAGCAGCGTATATGTTCACAATCCTATTCCCGTAGCCGAGCTATAATTTACTAATGCTCCGAATTTCTTTTAAAAGAATATTTAGGGAAAGACAAAGAACGGGCCTTGGATGCAAGCGAAGAAATTCACTTGTGTTTAGGGTTTGTTATTGTTAAATCCATTCAATCAATAATCATTTAATTCAAATTCATTATGGAAGCATTACAAATTATGCCTATCATGGCACAGAACCAATCGAGATTTAACTTAGGCGAGTATGCGGAAGAAGCTGCCATTATCCAAGACGAACCAACTGTACAGCCGAGCGTGAACTTTTTGGAAGCCAACACCGATGCAATCACTATGGACGAGCTTACAAACAAATGCGTTGTTCCAACTTGGGCTAACCAAGAATTGACTATCGCACATCAAGACTTTATTTCATGTGTGCATGATGCGGCTTGCTCATTCTATGCAGGTGAAAGAGTGAATGAGCCGGATATTAGAGTTTCACACATTGTACGTGGTAGAACACCTCAAAGTTTGGGTAAGAAAGCATCGGAATTGTTGGAGTGTGAAAAGACACAATTCTACCAACGCCTTGCATTTGCCTTTACCATTCCAACCATTATCGAAACGATAAGAGGGCAAAGGCTTGAATTGTGCATAGGTGGGGTAAGGAACTATTCAGACCTTAACCTTTATCGTGCATCCAAAGGCTTGGAGAAGTTTTCGGTTTTTATCGGGTGGCGTGTTCGCATTTGTAGCAATCAAATTTTAACGGGAGAAGGTGTCAAGTTCAATATGGAAGTAACCAATATCAGCGAACTTTACAGAAATGTGCTTGAATTGTTCCACAGCTTCAACCCTGCAAAGGAAATCCACTTGATGCAGTCACTTACCAACACTTCATTGTCCGAGACACAATTTGCGCAAATCGTAGGGCGGATGAGAATGTTTCAAGCATTGTCACCTGCAAGGCAGAAAACTATTCCAAGACTTCTGATTACGGACAGTCAGATTAATTCTGTTTGTCGCGACTACTACCACAACGAAGTGTTCGGAGCAAAGGACAACGCCATATCAATGTTCGATTTCCACAATCTTTTGACGCAGGCTAACAAAGGAAGCTACATTGATACTTATTTGCAACGAGCCGTAAACGCTACGGAAGTCAGTGTAGGAATTAACAACGTCCTGCAAGGACTTGATAACAAATACGCTTGGTTCTTGGGCTGAGTGGATTGTTGATTGAGAGAGGAAGGGACATCATTAAGTTGGTGTCCTTTCTTCATACTTAATAATTAACTAATTATATTTGTAAGTACGCAAATAAGTACATATATTTGCATTATAAAAAGGAGGATTTATGAGAACAGCCAATTACACAGATTTAAGAGCCAATCTAAAAGGTTATATTGACTCGGTTATTGACGATTGCGATACGGTACTTATCAATCGTGGTAATGGTACGGGAGTAGTAATGATTTCTTTGGAAGAATATAATTCTTTGAAGGAGACCGAATATATCATGTCTTCTGAACAGACCATGAATGATATTCGTAAAGGAGAAGAAGACTTAAAGGCAGGCAAAGGAATAGAAGTAAATTTAGATGAACTATGAAACTGATATTTACTCCTATTGCACAAGAACACTGGGAATATTGGAAAAAGAATGACCCCAACATAACCAAACGCATTAAGAAATTACTCGCCGATATATTGGAACATCCTTACACTGGCATAGGTAAACCTGAACCTCTCAAATATGAATTGGCAGGTAAATGGTCAAGACGAATTAATTCAGAGCATAGACTTATTTATTCTGTGCATAATGATATGATAGAGATTTACATATTCTCCATGAAATATCACTATTCCAAGAAGTAACTACATTATCACATCTTATTAATTAAAAGGACATCTGTATGACTGTCTTTGATTTATTTCAACTCTCTGTATTTCAGAGGTTAATCGGAGCAAGATAAGCTATTCTATACATACAGGTGTACATGAGCCGGTTATTAATAGCTTTAATTGCGAATACAAAGATATACAGATTTGTTGGATGTAAGGCACTATTTAACAGGTTTTTATATAGAGGTTTACTTACGGATAAAAGTGAACCATGTATATGATTCATGGAGAAATACATAGCCTTGGAATAGTTGCCTGAAGCGGCCGAAAAAGAGGGTTTCTCTAAAAAAACTCTGATTAATCCCTCGGAAAGAGTAAGATTTCCGAGGGATTTTTGTGTCTCACAATAAAAATGCCAGAAGTTACTCGGGCATTAATGATGATGTTATACTACTTATTCCGCATAACGCCGGTTGATGGGCTTGACGTGTATCTCCACCCGGCTATCATCCAAGATTCTGCGTACAGCTTTCCATATCGGCAGTTTCTCGACCCCCGCTAATTTCAGGGCCTCAACCGCCATACTGTCTTCGACTAATTGCAGGTAATCTTCCTCTCGTAGTTCTACATATTTATGAAGGTCTTTTTTAAGTTTCGCCATAGGTCATTTCTCGTTGAAGTCTGCTGGAATTTCTCCCCAATCGACCGTATTCCAGTGAATCACTTTTATACGGTCAACTTCGGAGGCCATCACCTTCAAAAATATCTCGGCTTTTTTTATTGCCGGGTTCTTTTTGCGGGAGGCGGTTCTTTTCTCTTGAAACCAGGTCAGGGCTGTCTGACTGTCGGTGTAGATGATTCGAGGTGTGAAGTCATGCTCAATGATATATTTTGCAGCTTCCACGACACCCAGAAATTCGCCGATATTGATTGTCTGATTACCTATATTCCTTTCAAAGAGAAGTTCTCCGGTAGCCAAATCTACGGCTCTATACCGGGTAACTCCTCTTTTCATGGAATGTGCCCCATCGGTGGCAATACCTTGTCCGGGCTGTGTCATAAGCCTGGTATTTCCGGCGTAGCCAAACCGTGTTCGCCCATCTTTCGGATTAGTTTTGCCGCTTCATCTTTGAAGCGTTCGATTACTTCATCCCAATCCTCAATATCAGTTCGTTGGTGCAACAGAGAAACTACACCTGCAACAGTCCGGCTGGAATAAGATTTACCTTCCAACGGGTCAAAATATACGACCTTGTTTCCGAAGGTAATAGTTACCCTGTATGTCTTTCTTGGAATCAACAAGGTTTCTATTGTTGCTTTGAAAAGAACCGGGGCTGCTGCAACTACAACAAACCCGCTGCCCGTGTGCATTGCTTTCAGTTCTACGGCGTATAGAACATTCGGCTTGATTTTCCCTTTCAGGTCTTCTGAAAGAACACAAATTTTCTTTTTGTAGGGTGAATCCTCACGTACTCCACGTAATTGCTTTGTCTTGGAATGGCGTGAAACAAACCCGATCAATTCGCCCGTCTTTTCCGAGGGCTTGAATTTGAGCTGTGATTGCTCTGATGTCATACTCCTTGTCCATATTCTTCAATCTGGTTTACGTTCAATTAACAATATGAAAATCAATCAATATTAAAATAAAACAGCTACAAATTTATATTTTCATTATATATAAATCAAATAAATTTGCAGTTATTTTTAGAGCGTAAAGCAGGAGTATTTATAGAGAAAGTCTCTTGTCCTTACCATAGTCTTTCAGCCTCGGAAAAATGACTGAAACGTTCGTCTGTTGTGGAGATTGCGTTGTTTCCGTAACACTTCCAATATCGATATACTCTTTCTGCTTTTTTACGACGGAAATAAATATCGTCCTGTCTGATATATTGGATGCCCTGTTCGAGCGATGTATTGATCCATGTGGCCGAATTCTTTATTTTGGGGTTCGGCCGAACATACATCTCCTGTTTTTCTTTTCCGAATACGAAAATGTTGTGCATCCGTACGTCATTGTCTACGTCAAACCTGCGGGCATAAGCTGCAAAGTCATAAATGTCGGTTTGAAGAAGACTTCCACCGAAAAATGTGGCTGCGGTTTGTTGTAAACTGTCGAAGGCATCATTGAGTTGTTTGCGGGACCGGATTTCATCCAAACGCCGGGATGTTACAGATTGGGTGGTTGCATAGACTATCCGAAATCCGTTCCGGGTGGTATCGCACACTTCCAAATGACGGACAATTTCTCTGCCGGCATTGATGCTATCGTCCATTGGGTCAGGTGGTCTGAAACAGTCTTTCAGCAAGGATATGCCAACGATAAATACCAAAGCAATCCAAGGCCCAAGTCCAAGCAGGACCCTGAACCTGATGTTTTGTTCTGTTTGCTGATTTAGTTCCTTATTTATCATTGTTTTACAGATGCTTAGGAAGAATGAGTAATCCGCGTTTGTTCAGTTCATTTTTAATCATTTTGAGCAGTTGCTCAAAAGTCTGTACCTCCTGCTTTTCCTCAATCCTGCGATGTGTGGTCGCAGAAAAATAAAGTTTGTGGTCGTCGTTTGTAGGATATGACAATCCACCGAGACAAGTCCCTTTTGAGCGTATCTGAAATATCCCGTCTTTGAGTTTGCACTCTTTCGGAGCCGGGACTAAAATATTGTATTCGGGAAGTGCATCGTCAAGCATTTGGAGGATCGGCCGGATTACCTCTTCTGCGTAGTTGGGCACTCTGATGACGGGCATTTGAATATTTCTTACTTTTTCATCTTCCTGACGCTCTATTTCACTGAGTTGGTCGGATACTTTTGCTGTTGCGGCAAAGTAGTTGTCTAAAAGCTCTTTGATTGCTGTCATAATTTTATTATTTAACTGGTTGATAAATCCTTCATAAGAATAATGGTGGTAATGAAAATCCGGTTGATAAACCGAAGGTTTTATTATGCTGCGGCTTCATCAATAGATTGTTGAGCCTCTTCAATGGATGAGATTGCTTGCTCGACGGCATCTATTGCATCCGTCATTTTGGAGCCTCGTCCGGAGTCCTGAAAGGGTTCCGGCAGGTTATCGAAGGCATCCTGTTCTTCGTCCTTTATGTCATTAAGCTGGGCTATCACTTCATCTAAAGAATCTCTGGCGTCGCTTAACTGCTGTCTGCGGTCTTTATTCATTATATATGTTTTAATCTTGAGGGAATACGGTATCTCTATTTGTTCGAAGTCTTACATGGGACCACAATTTTCACCGAAAGCTCCGGCAGGCAATATCCATTCTTCGTCCGGAGAAAGAATGATGGGCAAATCGTAGTTATAGTTTGTAGCGGTTAATTTTAATTCGTCAGTAATATGACTATACGGTGTACCGGAAGCTATCAGTGTCAGGATGTCACTATTTCGTTTGATTGTACAGTTGAACAGTTTTTCCAAAGCGGCGATTTCTTTTATCGATTCGGGACTTATGTATGCTGCGCTGGCGAACTGGTTTTTGTTACCGAAGATGCAGAACCGGCACGAACAGCGGCTCCATCCCAGATAGTAACAAGGATGGACTCTGACCCTGTAACGTCTGATAATGTCCCAAACCTGTTGTTCTTTCCAATCCCGTATGGGTCGCAGGCGGTCCACGTGGCGGGTGAACTGTTTTCCATTCCGGAGGTCTGCCCGGTCGGGTTCAAAAACGGGGTATTTTGCCCGTGCTGCTGATTCTTCGCCTCTTTCACCGGATAATATCAATGTACGAATTCCCCGAAAACGGGGTTGGTTGATGATTGCGGCAGAACAAACGTCTATTTTGAGATAACCGGAACACCAACGGACTGTAAGGTCCGGGGAACACTGAGGGAATTTGCGACGCGTAGCGAGCTTACCCCGTTTTCCTCCCACTTTGCCGACAGTTCCGTCGGGACATTCAAAACAATTGGGAGCGGTGAGGCAGTTTTCCCGCATAAGCTCCCTGCGGAAGCCTCCTTCTTTCCATTGATAGTAGATTTTAACGCCAAAGGCTTCGGCGAACCTGCGGCAGTAGTCAGGGGTAACTTCCCAGTCGAAAAAAGTGTCTTCGCGTCCGTCCACGTCCTGATGCCAAAGTTCGATTTTATCCAAAGGGATACCATTATCGAGCAGGTAAAGGAAACAGGCGGTAGAGTCTTTTCCACCACTAAAGGATACGATATATTTATCGTAGCTGTGAAGATTATATTCCATGAAAATTTAGTTTTTCCGAGTGGATAAAAGGTGATAGCTCGCTAAAGTTATGGAGGACAATAGCCGGATGCCGGGGCGATACACACGATTTGTCCGGTTCGGTAAGAGTATATCGATACGGCAGTACCTGTTTCGGTTAATGCGTTCTTCTTTGCGTCACACAGACGGACAAAATCATGTCGTTCACCACACCAGTTGTCGTTGTACCAATATATCGGCGTTATGAGCTTATCGGCTGTGATGTGTGGGTTTGTCGGTGGTCTACAGTTCAGCAGGGCTTGTGCTGCCATGCGTATGAAATCCGGCCACTCGTCGTAGGGGATTTTGTATTTGCGCCAAATAGGTTCTTTGAGGAGCAGGCTTTGAATACTCGCCTCGTTACCGGTGTGATAACCTAAAATTTCCGAATAAGAAATGTGCGTGCTGCCGTCCGAAAGCGATGCGAAACAGATGCCGCCTTTTTTCCCGGTCGGTTCGTACCTGCCCCAGATTGTTTCGACATTCCGCATAACGATGCGTGGCCGGCCTTCCATGTCGGGACCGTCGTACAAGAGGACTGTGGCTCCGGATTTATGGAATATGTGTGATAATCCTTTGGATATAAACATAGTCTGTCAATTAGTTAATTGTTTAAATGCTTTAATGTTGTCTTCGTCCAGCAGCAGGTTCTGCCAATGTTCTTCGACAAATTTGCAGATTGTCATCTCGTCGGCAGTAGTTTCTTTTTGGAGAATTTCGATAGCCCGGTCTTTCCACATGCCCTGGTCGATGCTCAGTTCAATATAACGATTCCAGACGGTTATAAGCCAATCGATGTTGATTTCGCTGAGGTGGTAATCATCGTGTTCCAGCTTGCCTGTATCCGGATTATGCAGATCACAGGTTCCGTCCGGATGAATCCTCTCCAGCATATAATGACGGTATATGGGATCGTCGGTGTTGTCCACTTCCTCCACCCAGACGGAATGAGGCAACCAGCAGTCCGGGTATTCCGTGATGCGGCAAAGGTTAGCTACGATTTTATCTGTCAGATGTTTGACCTGTTCTTGTGGTGTCATATTGCTTGTTTTAAAGTTCTACATTCAGGGCGAAAAATTCGATATCTTCTTCCTCGAAAGAGGTTTTATTTTGTTTGTTGTATTCCTCAATGCAACTTGCCGGGATATACGTCTGGCCATCGATGCTGAATTTTTTGTTTCCGAGAAGACGGGCAAGTGTTGTTTCGTTTCCCTGCAATACCTTTTCGATGTCTTCCTTGTTTCCGGTAACGGTAATACCGAGGCGCATCCAGACGGATGCCTCAACAGGGAGTTCGGATTCGGTTCTCACATCAGAAGGTCCGATGACTTGATAGTCACCCCAGCCGCTGGCATCAAATAAAGCCTGTACATAAGCATCGTATTCAGCTTTAGTTTGAAACTCTTTTTCATCGACCACACCTCCGTTATCCATCAGCCATTCGTCCGAGGGAGGGGTTCCGGTTTCATTGTAATGTTTCACGGCGTCTTCGCCGAGGATAATTGTTGCTTTAACCATATCAATAATCTTGAATTTGTTTAACTCCATTGTTATTGGAAATCAGAGCATAGGTAATGCTCGATGGATTTGTACCGGTTGGATATGCTGGCGTGTTCATTGAAACCGTTCAGGCAATGAAGCAGTGCAGCTTGTATTGTCGGGTATCTGCGTGCGAAAGTCTGTATGTTATCCAAACAATATGCGTTGATTATATATTTGAACGGATCGAGGTTTTCTTTCTTTAGCTCAACATACCATGCAAATGTGAGCTGGAGTTTGAATCCGTCCGCTTCTCCGTTTTTCATTAGCCGTTCTTCTCCGATCAGTCTGAGGACAAGTTCTTTATCCAGCCATCTGGGACACTCCCGGTAATTTTTGAGTTGCGCTACATATCGGGCAGCATATTTTTCGATATCCTTTTCGCTCAAACCATACTGCCGGCCGTAAATAGCGTTGATTTCCTCGGTGGAGACAAAAAAGTTTTTGCCGTCCACATTGAATGTATAGATTTTATTTTCCATGAGAATTCCTTAATCAAATTTGAAATGGGGCCTGGCCCGTTTTACAATGTGGAGATCCTTATAGCCTATGGATTGTAATTCGGCCAGCAAATCACGATATTCGGGTTCCGTTGCCGGACGTGTTTCTGCGATTACTCCTGAATAATCTGCTGCGCCATGTTGTCCCATGTGGACATACGACATCGTGGTATAGTCACGGGTATTGAATGGGATGTCCGGAAAGAGGGCAATCACTTCGCCGTCGTCCCATTTGCGGAATACGACTTTAATGCAATATCGTTTGTCGTTCATAATGTGATGATGTAAGTTTTGAGTAATTCTTTTTCGAGTTTTCGGTCAGTGCCGGCTATTTGTCGGATGAGCTGACGGATATTTTTATTTGCCGTCTTTACAATGGCTTGAGGGGCCGGTGCCGGGGTTGCAAACTTCCGGCAAGTATCGGAGCAGAACTGTCGGTGGCCTTCGAGCGGTTTTCCGCAGGCCGGACACCGGCGTAGGCCGTCACGTTGAAGTACTTCCAGCATATTGGCGTGGATGCCTTTCCACCATTCCAGCCGGTCGATGTCGTAATCCTGGACGGTGATGGTGTTTCCAAAGTCTCGGGCTTCGACTTCGAAAGAAAGTTCTTCGTCATGCAACATGACTTTGATTACCGGATCGTCGTAGGGGGTACCGTTGTTATCGTACCAGATGACATAGGTTGGATCGGACAGTTCGTCAATATCACCCAGTGAAAGTTCCGGGAGGTTATTGTTTTTTAACATGGCCGTAATGGAGGCCATCAGGTTGCTGATGTTGTACATATTTGTTTTATTAAGATTAGTGGATATGAAAGAATGTCAGGCGTAGATTGCCTGCATTTTTTAATGGGGCCGTCCGAACATCAGTCCGAACGACCCCTGTCATCATTATGGCGAATGATATGTTAGTAATTTAGTTGAATAGTGTTGTAAATCCCGTCGATCTCATCCTGGCGGATACCGAGGTACACCATGGTGATTTGCGGCGAAGAGTGTTTGAAGATCATAGACAGCAGAATCAGAGCTTCCATTGTACGCCCCATGGTTTCATAGACATAGCGGCCAAATGTTTTTCTGAATGTGTGGCTGGAGAAACGCTGGATCGGTAACCGATAGCGTACCCGAAACACTTTCAAAGTTTCGTTGATATGTTTCTTCGTGTACGGCTTTTGTGTACGGGTATTGCAAACCACCGGAAGGTTCCTATCGGGAGATCCGAGCTGACGGTACAGTTCTGTTATCCGGCGGCGGACATTATTGTTCATGGGAATCTGACGGGTTTTGCCCGTCTTTTGTTCCATTTTGTATAAGGCATCTCTTTCCAATACATCTTTCCATGTCATTGAAAGAACATCGGAAATACGACAAGCCGTACAAAAAGAGATGCAACAATAGAGTTCCCAGAGATAATTGCCGTCCTCATGCAGCCCGGACAGTAGTCGTATGAAGTCATTGTATTCCAATGGCTCGGCTGTTGTTATTTGTCCTTTGAGTGACATGGTATTACAGTTTTTATGTTATTGTTGATTTTGTGGAACAGATTCTCCCTCACTCTCACAAGCATTACCAGTCTGTAGTTCAGGAGAATCTTTGAAAAGGGACATAACCTTAGCCCATGTTTCCCGCATCCGGAAATATTCGTCGTACCTTTCCTGATCGAGAAAAAATACATACGCAGGTATGTCTGTTTGTTTATAAAGAAGATATTCCTGTTCGTTCATCCACTGTACAGTAGGTAGTCCGGTACGATAGTAGGCAGCATTGACGAGCCATGCACCCCGGAAATTATCCATTCGGAGCGTATCGATGCAGACGACTTCGCCCACGCAGGAATTCATCAGAAAGTTACACACGCACATCAGGCAACAGGTGTAATCGATGTCCCAGGCGACCAGATAGCTTTGCGGTCGATCGACTTTGGCCGCCAGTAGTGTCCGACCACTGCCCGCTGCCGGATCATATACCGTAGGAATTCTGGTCGTCGATTCTTTCTTTCCAGTAATTATTTTTGACATCAGCTCCGTAATGTGTGTAGGTGTGAAGAACTGACCTTTCTGTTGCTGGCCGCGCTGGGAGGTCAGGGCCATGAACAGATCGCCGAAAGCGTCATACCAACCATGAATCTTGATCTGTTTCTCCATGATTCGTATCCACACGGCAAACATTCCATAGAATGCCTTGCTTTGTTCCTTTGTGTATCGCCAGTCAGTTAACGGCGGTGTATTCGGGAGTGAGAATCCATGGATAATGTACCGGAGCAGGTCCCGGAAGACGTCCCTTACATCAAATCCATTTTGATAGGTGAAATCGTTTATCAGTTTCTCCAGTTCCCGGACTTCTACCGGGGCTTCATATCCTTTACTCATAAATATTGGGGAATAAAAAAGGCGAGGAACTTACGCTCTCCGCCTTGAGGTTGATAACTATTGTTTGTTTTATCTGAGATTTTTCTACTTGCCCTTCACGCGCCATTCCTTAAACCGTATGAGATTTTCCGGGGGTGTTTTTGTGTCATCCCAAACCTCACGGAGAAAAGACGTTATGTATTCAGTCGGACATTCGAAGTCGTTGTCCCGCAGGTAACGCCCTTTTTCTCCGGATGACATAAACGCCGACCCCTTGAGCGGACGCAGAGCCAACATTTCCGGCTGGCTGACAGGATGAGTGTTTCCATATTTGGCGAAATTTTCAATCTGTCGTCTGGCGCCAGGCGAAACGTCCTCATAGAATTTCACCGAACGTTCGTAACTTATATGGGCAACTGTTAGATAGTCGCCATTCCGGGTTCTACCGGCATCCCAGACGGTGATGCCATTACCCATAAATCCAAAGTGAATTTCTTCTTTCATTCTGTTTGAGATTGTTGTTTCAATTTTTGATCTGTAAATTCATAAACCGTATCGAGATATTCCACCTCGTTCCAATTCGTATTTTGATGCTTACGTGTAAATTCATTGGCCCAACCAATGATTATATCTATGGTATCGCGGGAATTTCCGGTCGGACAAAAGCCTTGCGCCCCGGCCTCATAAGCAATGTCGGCAATTGCTTCGGCGTAGTCGCGCAGATCGGATTCTCCAGTAATTAGTTGTTTCTCCATAAGCGTATTTTTTCTTCAGTTGATAATGCGTCCCACCAGCTATTACAAGCATCTACGAAATCCTGATATCCGTCTTGGGGATCAAAATCGCCCTGTCGGTAGCCAGTCAGATATTCCATCGTGCGAAAACCTGTTCCTCCCCACCATTGCTCAGCTTCAGCCAACAGGTAAGATGTCGGCCGGATGCGAACATTTTCGTTGCAGTTATTGCAGAAGCTACATTCGTATTCCTCGCAATCGCCATTAGGACGGCCACCTTCGTTAACCTTGCTCCAGATTTTGATTTCAACGTTGGTAGAACCGCAATCGCAGCATCGGTACGGGTCGTGACGTTCGTCGGAATAACGCCATTCAAGCCAATAAAACAGATGCTGATAGGATTGGCGAAATTTCCATTTAAGTTTGTCGATTAGTTTCATATTTTTATTTGTTATAGTGAGACAATATCCACGATTGCTTGTATCGTGTCATTTTCGAAATATGTCAGCGGAATAACTGCACAAGGAGTATGATCTTTCGAAAGAATGATGTCGGAAATGTATATTTCTCTTCTTGCGTCAAATACCGTAGCTTTCCCCTCGTCATTGGTCAAATCCCAATCACCCTGATTCAGACGGAGTTGCTCTGTCAGATACCGGAGCATCTCCGATACTTCGGCTTCTTCTCTTGGCTTTTCTGAAATTAATGTCGGTAAGTAGCATTTCCCGTCATACATCAGACAGGCACGGGCGATGAGTTTGCGTCGGTTGTCGTCACTCAACTCAGCATAAAAGCATTCGGCTGCTCCGTGCATTGTTTTTTCTGTAAATCGGCACCACTTGCTCCAAAAATGTTCGAACATCGGCCCGAACACAATTTTGCATTCTTCTTTGCTCCAGCGACACCACATGTAATAAAAATAGCTGGAGACGATGTTTTCGTTGGTTCGTTTCATATTATACTCGTTAGTTGTTTCAGTGGTAAGTTCTCTGTCCAAAACTCTTCGCCTGTGTATTTACCGTATGCTTTATATTGGGCATCACCATCCCGATATATCGCAAGCCTGTAACAATCCAGACTGCTTTCGGGTGGGGTCAGGTTATCCGGTTCCTCTTCGCTCAGTTCTATAAATGTCCAATCCTTACCTGCCAATAATTCATCGAGATTAGGCAGTCCATCCTCTCCCGTCTGGTAAAAATCCACAGAATAGTCATAGAAATTCAAGGATTGAAAAACGTAATCCTCCGCGAAAGGCTTAATGAATTCCAATCTTTTGAGCTGTTCTTCTTTCCACTTTTCCGAAATGGAGACTATTGCGAACTCGCACGAGTCCCATTCGCTGTTGCTGTGTGCTCTGACCAGAATATGTCCGGTCGGTTTATCTGATACTTTCATTGTCTTGAATTTTATTTGTATAAAGAGGTCCGATACATGATTGAATGATTAAAACCACGATATAAGTACATATTCATTTTTCTGGTCGCTATTGTTAATCAGGTTATCCAGGACTTTGAGGAACTTGTCTTTGTCCAGTTCTGCCTTGGATAGTGCATTGCCGAATTCTGCCGCCTGTTTTTGGAATACTTTATCGTTTTCTATGATGATGGATCGTAGCCGACAAAGTTCTTTGCGTTCAACTTCGTACTCTTCATCGTAGCAATCTTCGGCTGTTATTTCGATCTCGAACATCCTGAAAATATCGTACAGGGCTTCTTGACTATCACTACCACACATTCCCGGATAGCCATATTCAATCTGATAGACTTTCCCTACATGTAAATTCCAACTCATATTTTTCTATTTTTTTTAGTTATTTGATTATCAGAATGTAAAACCTATAAATACTTCTTTATCACCCGGCAACAACCGCTCATGATTTATATCATCGTATTTGTAGGCACTGTATTTTTTTACTTCCCGAACGTATTCTCCGCGCACCCAGACCGGGGCTGTTGCCCGATCTGAGAGGCGAAAGAATTCTCCTTTTTTGAGGTTGCGGATAGTTTTCGTTTCCATAAGCACAGTATTATGCGGCAATACCAAGTTGACGTGCTGCGTTACGCATTTCATCATAAGAAATCCGGTGGCATCCAGCAGTCAAAATGTCGTTCTGATAGGAATTGATGGACCATTGATGACTGTTGGCATCCTTAATAAGGTCATGGCGGAAGTTCGTTTCGTTCTTGTGGAACAACTCTACCAATTTCCAAAGACGTGCAGCTTCCATAGCTTCGACACGTATTCCTTTGGAAGTTTCAATATATCCGTTGCGTACCCTCAGTAGTGCGTTGAAACCAAGACCGGAAGGAATATTGAACCAGATATTTGAAAGTTCTCCAGAATGCCATAATTCCTTTTTCTCCTCGAAAGTCAGGCGGGCCACACGCTGACGTTCTTCTTCTTCCCGACGCCATTTTTCCTGACGTTCGGCATATCGCTGTTCCCGTAGTTCTGTGTTACGACGATTGATTTCTTCCTGCCGTTCTTTACGTTCCTCGAAATGTTCCCACAGGAGCGGATCGCCACTGCGGTCAATAAAGAGTTGTGACACCCGGCCCTCAAATCCATTAATTGCCGTGGGTTGAAACAAGCCACGGGAAAGAATATCGAGGAACAGTTCCTGATATTCCAATTTATTATCCCGTGGAATATAGCTGGAATATCTTGAACGTTCACCCGTCACATTCCAGAATGTTGCCTGATCTTTTTTGGCGGTACTGCCCAATTTTGTCAGAACAGGCATGAGCCAACGCCCTTCGACAGATTTTTGTCGCTTGTCAAGCCCCCAGAATTCAATCCAGCGGCCTACATTAAACAGGCAGTCTTCTACCAAATTGGTATAATTCTGACGACGGGATTTTGTCTGTGCCCGGATGTGTTCATTGATTTTTTCTACCTGATCGACAATATAATAGGCTGCTTCGTAATAGCTATATTCATATAACTTGCCACTGTGCAGGGAAACCGATCGCGGTGTATTGAAAATCTGCTCTCCGAAAGGAATTGCCTGCCGTACCATTCCCATGTGTTTAGCTGTGGTACTGGAATAAGTACAGGTGGTTATTAAATAGGCTTTTTGGCCTTGTTGATTTGTTTCGACGGATGCACACCGGAAATGTGATCCGTAAGAGTAAATATCCTTGCCTTCGAAGTAGAAATTACTTCCATTACGGGCACTATCCTGGCTCTGATGCGCCCAAAGATGGGCTACCATTGGGGTCTCTACAACGTATCTCATGATTTTTCTTGTTTTAATCTGTTTAAGAATAGCCGAAAACAAAAAAGAGAAGGCTATGAACCTTCTCCTTTTTGTTGAATTTCAGTAAATATATCTCTATAACCTCTCCATAATCTGACGAAGAAATTTCTTACTTAATATCATTTTATTGACTGTAATCCCAGACCATCCGTTGCGGGAATTTTTATCCAATAACTCCCGAATAAATGTCAACCATTCTCTAACGGGCTTCTTGTTCAGTATGGTCAGCAAACATTCCGCTTGAATCGTCCAGTCGTGAAACTCCGCAGACCATGGGGCATTTATCAACTCTGACATCGGAATGGTGAACATACGTGGCCCCAGCGGTTTTATAGCTGGATTCTGTCCGATGCTACGCACCGTGTCTGCAATGGCTTGTTCAATATGTTCCCGTTCCTGCCTGTATTGTTCTTCCAGGCGATCGAGATCATTGATTTTGTCCGTTAAAACACCCATCCGACAAAGAGTCTTTTAACGCCCAGTTCTTCGCTGGCCTCATTACTTCCACAATCGCATTTCCCGACAGGCTGGCCGGAACCGCACTTACACAAATCTATACCCCAGTGATTTACACAATGGTTGCAGTTACAGAATACTTGAGGTAAACGTTCTCCTTTAAAGCCGATACGGTCAAATACCTCGCGGCTCATGCTATTGCTGGCACCGTTCTCGAAGCTGACGGTCATGGCACCGCATTGGCATTCCTGAATATATTGTACGGGTATCATACTATGCGGATTTAAGTTGGAATTCAATACCTTCGGGCAACTTGGTGTAGTCCACCTTTTTGATGAATCGGTCAAACTGGGCCTGCGTAATCTTCGGGTAGCATGAGCTGTCCATCCAGTTGAACACTCCTTTGTTGTTGTGGCTGTAGTAAATGAAATTATCGATAGGCAGCCCACTACGAAGCACGTAGAGCTTGATATTAAGTTCCCTCTCTATCTTCCGCTTCTGGCTCAATGCCGTAGCCTTGAGATCGGCAATTTTCTTGCGACGTGCTGCCAATTTAGCTTCGTGTTTGCGTTTTCGGATATTTTCGGGAAGATAATATCCTTCAGCAATCCGAGATTCTACAAGCTGAAACTCTTCCAGGGTGAGAGGTGTGAACTGATAACGGACGGAAGTGTCCTCAAATTTCTCTCCAGTGAGTTGTTCCAACTGTTTTATGGCCGCTTGTGCTTCCTGCATCCAGCGTTCCGGAATCCCCATCGTTTGGAGTAGGTAAGTGAAATAGAGTTGATCTTCGGCCTCGCGGGAAAAGCGGTTGTACTCAATGTCCGTGATACGAAGATATTCCATAGTCAATTTCTTGGGACTGTTTCTCAGATGATAGAATCCATTCCCTTGAGCATACATCGGTGCCCCTTTGGCATCACTAAGATGTAGGGCGATAAACGGTCGTAGTTCTGGAAATACAACGGCTATCTCCTCATGGCAGCAACCACCGGCAGCCCATTTCCAGTAATCATATTTGTTTTTTTCGTAAATGTCTGCTGTAATTGCAAAGTCTGCATGTCCATTACGGCAATCATCGGAAAGTCGAACCTTGACATCGACTTTATAACCTTTGTAAATCCGGGTTTCGGTATATTTCAATGCTGTTGCCATATTCGTATATATTAAATGGTTGATAATGCGAACTCAGGGAATGGGATCTCCAGCCCAAAGAGGCGGATATGCTCTTCTCGTTTTTGTTTCTCCTTATAAGCGATTTCTGTATCAATGTAAGCGAGGCATTCGCTTTTGATTTCCTTGATACCGTCATTTCCATAGAAGCCCCAGCAACTGTCGAGGACGTTGGTGTCATCATTTTCTGGTGTAATTTGGAAGCCGTACACCTCGCCTCGCAAATACTGATCGTAAGTGTCAATCTCACCCTGAAGATATTGCTCGATCTTTTTCCTGCGGGATTTCGTCAGCATTTTCCAGCCGTATTCCTTTTTCACCTTTTCGATGCTGACCGCCACGATACCGAACCAGCCACTGTCCCACGGGCAGGAGAAAGGGTCGGACGATATGGTCAGTCCACTGTGGTCGTAAAGGTAGATGTTCAAGGCAATGTACTTTTCGAGGAATGATTTCCGAAGGTTGCCCGGACGATGGTCGCACACTTCATCGAAGTCAAAATGGCTGGTGAAATCTTTTTCAGGACGATAACGACGGTGCGCCGTGTAGAAGGTTCCGAGATTATCCCATTCGCGCGGGCTTTCAGGACTTTCATCATAATAAATGTTGATATGATGTCCTTTGTAGGTTATTTGTTCGTATCTGTCCATATCAGTAAGTAAAAGTGATTTCCAACTCGCTCTCGTAGTTTTCGAAAGCCATAAGATTCTCTTCGTCCGTCGCGTCCTGATCCCAGAACAGTTCGACAAAACGTTCTATCACATCCCGCATGGCACGGGTATATTTATGGAGGTATTTTACGGCCCTCTCACGCCAGTTCGTTGTTTCGTATTGCATGATGATTTATTATTTCGATTGTTCATTCAAATGTCATTTCGGTAATCGAGCGGGTATTGCTCAAAATGATTCTCGCAGATAATCTGGTTGCGCTCTGCATCGTTCGTGAACTCCGACCACTTGTAACCGTAGTCGTCAAGCAGTTCTTCCTGTTCTTCACGGGAAAAGTCATTTACGTCAATTTCACCTTCCATCCACAATCTCCGATTGATTACGAAATTCCGAACATCATTGTCCGTTTGTGCAGCCCGGAGCAATTCATTTGGATAACCGCAATACTTGTTGTAAATGCGGCTGGCCAGTGTATTGGCATCCGGTAACAGGTCGTGGTGGTAGAGGTTCGGTTGGCAGTACCAAAATTCCGTGTCTGATATTTTTAGACAGAACTGTAACTGGTCGGGATCAGTGGATTTGATGTTAGGGTTAAGAAGCCGTTCCATGATCATGCGATTTCAAATTGTACCGAGAAGTGGAATTCTTTTCGGAGGTAACCAATTTCCGGCATTGCTTCCGGATCTTTACCGTAAGGATAGAAGATCGTGAATTGACGAGTTAGGCACCGGATACCTTTCTTGCGCAGTTTGTACAGCAGGTAGGCCCTGCGTCGTTGTTGTTTTTTACTCATTGTCGTTATATTTTAGAGAGGATATAATGATGCGACTACCGATGTGGGGCATGACTTTATCCGTTCGATGTTTGGTCTTCCGGAAGGATCCTGAGGCATGGCGTGTAGCCAACGCCTCAGGATCCTATCAAGGAAGACGATCTAAATGTCTCGGTCCGTCGCATCGGGCCTGCCAAGCGATGAAGATTTATTTTTTCTTACGCCACTGGGCCATCTTCTTTTTGATGTCAATACCGTTGTCGTCAAGCATCTTTTTCAATGCGGCAAGCAGTCGCCACCCATCACCGTCCTTGTAGGCTTCGGCCTTGGCTGAGAGGAACGCGAGCGACTGGAATTTGTCCAGCCGTCTTCCCATGTCGTCAATGGCTATACACCCATGGAAACGAATGAGGTTTTGCATTGTGAAGAATGCTCCGGCACCTTTGTAAGCATCCACCCACGCTTTGCTTTGGGGTGTTTCGTATTTCATCTTGAAGCGCTGGTCGTTGAATTTCTTCGTGGTATTGTAGAGCTGGGTGGCATTTTTCGCCGTCTCGATATATCGGACCGCAATGCGTAGCGGGCTGTAGAGTTTTGTATTCAGGTCCTGCACGAAGATGTCGCGCCCTCCGAGGCGCTTGTAGGGAATCCCCTTGCATTTCTTTACCGGCAGGCCATCAACATACTTTTCCAGTTGTTCGATATAATCTTTGGCGATGGCCGTAACCACTTTGACATTAAACCAGCGGTTTCTGTCTGCGAAGTTCTCGGGGTCGTAGCGCTCCATTTTCATCTGGGCATGCAACTCGTCGATCAGCATTTTCCACTGGTATTCATAGCCCAGACGGTGAATCATCTCCGTCACGCCCACCGGCTCCCATGAGCAGTAGTCCGTATAGGAGAGCATGTGGAACATCTGCGCCATAACGAAACGACGGAACAGGCGGCGGTTGGGAACCGTCCCCTGTGCGATGATGTTGTCGAAAATCGGATCGTTGTCTTCCAGAATCGACAGTTTGCCATTCTTGTTGGAGGCCACATAATCGCCGCCATTGGCTCCCTGCATGGCGAACAGGCAACTTACATCTACGCCTGCCTTGCGTAGTGCTTCGATACGTTCCTGCGCCGTCTTGGGCAATTGTACCTGTTTGACCTGTCTCTCATAGCTATCCGCGATGGTAATTTTCTTGCCTGCGACTGCAAGCTCCGTCCCGCAGGCCGGACACGTGAAGTTCTCTGATTGTTTTCTCTTCATGTTAGATGTGTTAAATGGTTGATTGATTATTATTCGGCTCTACCCACTGCCTGAGTATTACCAGTTCTTTGTCTTCTTTGCTTTGCCAGAACCACCGGCCGAACCTTTCGGGATTCCACTTGAAGCCGTTAAGCAGTTGGCAGAGGATGAACAGCTCCAATTCGATTTGCGCTTTTTCACGGCGCTCTCCATAGAGCATATCGTCGTCACTCAAATCCTTTTCCGATAAGGCCATAAAATAGTGGCGTGACGTGCTCTCACTGCGTTCCGAGGGAATGGAATGCTTATAGCGATGGTATAGCTCTTCCACATTCGAAAAAAACTCCTCCTCACTGCAATCTGGCACTCCGAGATTGCCTTCATAGGTGCCGTCCCGGATCACGTACTTACCGTTCACTTTGAGGCTTCGCGTCTGGAAATCGACCTTGAAACGTGCACCGGCCTCTACGGCACGGACGCTTTCCTGATAGATGTTATTCATATTCGTATTCGTTAAAAATTTTATTAAAAATGCACTTGAATCGCTGGCGCATGGCTTTAACAATTAGATGAATACAGTCGATACCAGAGACCTGCAAGGCAAGGGTCCGCAGGCTTCAGGTCCCTGGTACCACTGTAGCGTAAATCTGATTCCTTGTGCAGTTCAGAGGCTGCGCTACCTTTTTTTCGGTTCTCAGGATACTGGCACGTTGCTCTAATACTTTGATGTATGCCGAGACAGGAAGTCCGGGCAACGGCGTCGTGTTCCCGATAGTGAGTAACGACGTCCGCAGACGGGACTTCACTGTTCGCGGCATGCTGAATAATTATCCCCAGAACCGAAATTTTCCGTGCTAAAAAAAATCTCATTCGGACGGCACATTCCTTTATTATCCTGATGTGCGCAGCTATGCTCTGCTGGCCCGTGACTCTCCTCCATCCAATCGGATGGAGGGAGGAGCTGGCAGCAAGTTCAAGAGCTGCACCATTAAAATTCCGACCTCGATTTTTTTGCTGTGTACTCAACTTCATTCATTCATGATTCTCAGAATATCGGCACATTTCTTTACTGTTTTGATGTATGCCAGTCCTGAAAGCCGGATGGTCGCCGTCGTATCCCGTTAGGGATCACGACGGCGCCAGAGGGGCTGTATTGGGACTCGGCACATTGAATAGTATCCCTTGAACCATGCTTTCGTGCTAAAGAAGAAGTTCTCATAATGGTGACACATTTCTTTACTGGCTCGATGTTGCCTGCGTGATGCCAGCTCTTGAGGAGTCTGAAGGTGATTGGTCCGATCACCTTCAAGACTCTCGATAGAGCTTGGTTCGCACGCGGGGATCTCAAAACTCATTCCTTGAACTTCCGCTGATGTGTTTCGGTTTTCTTCATACAGATGTCTGGCAGGATGGCACATTACTTTATCACTTTGATGTTTACAGGCTATTGCCAGAAGAAATCCTGAGTGAAACCGGTCGATAAACCGGATTTCACTCAGGATAATTCTGGTTAAATTACCTGTAATATGAATTCCAGCCCTTCATCAGTTTTTTTTGCCGTGTACTCGGCATTGCTACAGTGATGCTACCAGCGTGTTGTACACTGCCCGACTTGTCAGCAGGGCATTCCGCATACAACCAATTGTCAGATAGCCGGAGATGTTACCAGCGGTTTTGGAACGGTTTGCTTTCACATTGCGTCCACATCCCCGAACAATACAGCCGTCAGGCTTGGTTCTGACATATCCCAGACCTCCGACCTTACGTTTGCCGGTTTTAACGGCCCGCAGACAGTCCATAACAAACATATTCAGTTCATCGAGATCTTTCCGCACGTTACATACGGGTAGGATTTGCGTTGCCCAACTAAACTCGCCTTTATAAAGGTATTGGTTCACGGTATTTACAGCTTTGTTCAGCGTTATATCACGACAGCGAATTGTTCGTCGTTCGACCTCTTTCTGGAACGTCTTAATGCGGCTGGATGAGAGCGAGATCAGGTTACCCTTGATGCTAAATCCGAGGAATTTGAACCACTTATCGGCTGTAAGGTATTCCACTTTCTTCGGGTTGAGTTTCATAGATTTCTCGCCGAGCCGTTGCTCCAGTATGCTCATGGCCCGTTCATAATCCTCGCCGATAAAGAGCATGTCATCCGAATAGCGTACATAATAGCCGTTCATTTGCGACAGTTCTGAGTCGAGGTCGTATAACAATACATCAGCCAGCCAACTGGCTACGGCACATCCCTGTTTGAGGGACTGATAGTTGCTTTGGAGTGTGTTATTCTCATCGAAGTACAGGTCGCAGTGGTAATATTTCCGTAGTACGTCAATCAAGGCGGAATGTCCGTATTTGGCTTCTACTTTATCAAACGTTGCGTCGATGAATCGAATCGGAACGCTGTCAAAGTATTTGCTTAAATCAGATTTCCAGCCCAGATACCCATTCTTTTCAGCATCCACCATTTTATGACTGACCTCGGTTACGACTTTGCCACAGCCGATTCCTGTCTGGTAGGACTTGCATGAGGAATGTATCATTTCCGACATCAAATCGAACAGCAGATCGTTGGCGATACTTAATATCACCCGGTCGATAGGTTCATTCACATATACAGTGCGAAATTCGCCTCCCTCTTTCGGAATCTGTGCTGTATGGGGAGGTGAGATCGCATACCTCCCTTGCAGCATGGCCCCGGCAATCTCCAGCCGGGTATGTTCATCGGTCAGCCGTATAAGCTGGTCTTTGCGGATATCCTTACCCACACCTTTTTCGATTGCTTTCGTCCATCTGTCGATATCGAAAAACATTTGCAAAATTTTATCTGTCATAGCTTGTAATTTTATTATTGCTTCATGTATTTTCCACCAACGTGATGATCCTCTTATCTGGCAATATCATTTCACAATCCGTGAGATAGTAGTAGATTTTCCCGTCTACCTCTTCCGCTTCATCCGATACGGGAGCACCGGTGTCATTGTCGATAAGGTTGTCTTGCAGGCTTGTCATTGACACTAATATTTCCTGCTCATCGTTCGTCCCCCGGAATATGGTCAGCTTTCTTGAAAAATATTCCTGTTTTCCCCATGTAATAACTTGAAGGATATCTTCTGCCTCTGGGAAAAGTCTGCAAAGCACGGGAAACAGTTTGCAGGCGTTACTCTGAAGCATTAGGTAGACACACTCCATTAAACCGAACTGCGAGCTTGTAAGCATGGCAAGCAGCACATTCATACCGGCACCGTTTCTCTCTGCCTCCAGCACGGCTTTCCAATATCCCTTTTGGAATGAATTCAGCCATGGTAATAGTTCTGAGGCTTTGACGGAATATGAGCGGCCAACCTCTTCAGGAATATTTTCGCCTTCCGCTATAAGTTCTACACTTGTGTTATCTTCGATAGGTATCCTTACCGGCAGGCAAACTTTCATTTTCCTACAAGAGTCGGTGCTATCATCAGCCCATTGTACAAGACCGCCGAATTTTATAAAATCGTACCTGTTCATTTCTTCATTATTTTGTTCTATTCTCACAGTTCTTCCGGTTCTCCATCTTCAACAGTCCGATAGAACCTGTCGCCATCTGCCCATTTTTTTGCAGCGATATTAAGTTCGAATGCCTCTTCCAGAGACAAACCATCGGCAGGAATGGAAAGGAGCAATTCTCCCATGCACACATCTCCTTTATGGTATTCCTCCATTATCGTTGCAAGCGTTATTGTATTTTCTCCCATATTTTTTGTTTATTTCATTATTTCCCAAAATCCATAGTCAGAACCGTCTCCCGGGTGTGCTCCGAAATAATAGCCATCAGGAGCATAGAGATCGAGCGTGTCGAACAATGATTCCAGCAAAATCGTGGCATCCTCACTGTTCCACCAGTCCGAATTCTTATCTTCAGAGGCATAAGCCGGGATAACATTCCTTAATTGCAGATGCTGCGGAGTGTCACGAAGTACCTCCATAAATGCCGGGATTAAGTCTTGGCATCTCATGGTTGCATGGGATACACTTTCGCCAAGATTGGCATGTATCCGGTTCAAGGTTTTCTCGTCGATAAACATGGCTGTCAAATGAATGGGATATGCTCTTTTTTGAGAATTTCAGCAAGTTTCTTACTGATGTCATGTGAAGCCTGGTTACGCTCGTCGGTACGATAGCCGTCATCAGCCATAAAATTGATGAGGGCAACCACCAGCCGGAAGATGCTTTGCTGGAGTGTGCGGTGTATATAGGGAAGTGTTTCAGCAAACCTTTTCGGATTGAAGGAATAGTCATTCACGGCATTTGCAAGCATCTTTGCCGCTTGGTATTCACGGGTTTGTTGTAAGTCTATCGGATAATCCCCGAATTCTTCCTTGTACAATTGGCACTCCGCTTCGTTCACGCAGATTTCGAGGATTTTCCGGATTGCTTCCGGATTACCGATACCGGAGACCCTGCCATCGGTCAGGTGGAATTCCACCACACGTACATTGTTGTTTTCTTTCAGGTCTGTATAGAAACTCAGTGCATTTTCCAATTCTGCAATTTTTTCTTTATTCATAAGTTGATGTATTTTTTCGTTAGATATTTTGTTAAAGAATAGCCTTTGTCAGTTCGGCTAAGGTCGAAGCTCGGGCATATTTTTTTGTCCCATACGTGTTCAGGCATGAAAAAGCAGGAGCAGAATATGCCCATACTCTGTGGTACTCATTGACTTTTCAGAACCCGAAACACGGAGCACCGGGAGCTGTCAGTACCTTTACACCAGCCCAGATTACCAGCAGCAATTCCGCTACAAAGACGGTATTCATGATGGCATCCTGCCGTTTGATAACGAGTGCAATAATTTTCTTCATGGCTTTACTTATTAGTGTTTTACATGTAGGAATAATCGTACACGAGCGGGCACAAAAAAGGCACGAACATTTGCCCGTGCCTGAATTACAGTCCATAACCCGTTATGCTGCCGGTGTGGGAGCCGGATACAGCGGCGGCACATTGACCAAGCGCCATCTGCCGTCCATCAGCACACGATATACCCGCTGGAGATTACCCCCGCGAAAATTACTTACCGTGACGCTTTTCACGCCTTTTGCAGCCAAATCCATCAGCGTAGGTCTGGCATCTTTCAAATGTCTGAAGCAGCCGTAACTCTCGGTTCCGGCATCGTTGTATATGTCTACCATTGTTATTATTTCATTAGTTTTTTCAGAAATTTCCAAGCTGTGAGGCTATACTTCCGGCACACGAAATTTTCCAATGGTTCGGTGCGTTCATAGCCGTAGTTTTTACAGAGATAACGCACGAATTTGTGCGCTATAAAGTGCAATTTCCCCGTCTCATTGCTCCGTTGCCGGTCGAAATACGGGAAGAAACTAAGTGCAAAGTGGGCAGAAAAATTCCGCGCCACATCGTTGAAAGAGATAAGTCGGTACATGATTCATGCAGATAAAAAACAGCGCACCTTGTTGGGCACGCTGTTTTTTCGTTCCTTGTCGTGTACGGTCGTTATGCCGCTGTCGCTATGGTTTCGGCATTTTCACCTTTGCTACTCTTTTTGGCGGGTTTCTCTGCCGGTTTTTCTTCGTCTTTCGGCAATTCCACCCGGAAATTCAGTGCATCCATAAGGGCTTTTGTAGCATTGTGAATGTACTTTTTGCGGTCACGGGCAGAGCGTTCAAGGTCTTTCTTGGTCGGCATAAGACCAATTTTCGCCCACACGCTTTCGTCAAGGTCGAAGTTTTTCACTGTTTCGCCTTTGGAGGTGCGAATGATAATCCGGTACGGAGTGCTGGCACGTAGTTTCGAGCGGATACCGTCGTTTGCTTCACGGAGTAACGCTTCTTTGGTCTTCACTTCCCAAAAAGTTGTCACCACGTTACGCAGTACACGGAACATTTCGTCCTGTGTCTTTGCGGTTGCTTCGAAGTCAGCACCGAAAAAGTGCATTGCCGTGTTTTTGTTTTCACGTGCTGCATACTCGAAAATTACACCTGCTACATTGTTTGCCAAATTTGCAGTTTGTTCTGCATTTAATTTACTGATTGCCATAATGATAAATATTTGTGATTTTCTATGCAATAGCGCATATTGAGGGCACTCGCGGAATCGAACCGCGCATTTTGCGGATGGCAAAACGGCATGACCTATGCGTGCCCAAAATCGCACGCTACCTTTCACCCGATAGCGTGCAGATTTTTCTTTCAATTTGCACCTCACTAAAACGTGCCCCATAGTTTGCTCGCAAAAAATCGCTATATTTGCAGTGTTGAATTACAGCTATATCAATTCTTTGCATCGTCGCAAACTTCGGGGTACTCCCATTTCGCCCGAACGTTTCTTTGGCACGTCCCGCATCTTTTCCAATGCGGCAGCTAACAGTAAGGCGGTGGGCGGCTGGTGATTATGGGCATAAACTTGGCAATGCTCTTTTCTCAAGCTCCGTGCAGGCTGTTTTTCCTGCTACCGTGAATTTTATTTCCGGCTGCACATGGGCAGACTTATGGCATTATTTTTTCACGTCCTTTTTCCATACAACTACGCTCCCAAATTATTGCGCTTTGTGTATGCGGTCTAAATACACGTATTTAGCCGTTCCGATTTGCAGCGTTGGTTCGCTGTCCTGCTCGGTGTGGTTATTTAACACCCTATTCAATCGCTCCATAGCGAACAGGCATTTTTTGATTTTCCCAGCCTCAAAAAAAAGGTTTCCCAGAAAAAAGGCTGTTTGTTTCTCGCTTTTGCGGTTTTTGCTTTCTGTCTCTTATTAATAGATTTTTTCGTTTTTACTATTTACAGACCTTTGCGGCTTAATTTGCTTTTGAAAGTCTGTATATGTTTTTTTGTTTCTTTTCTCTGTTTGCTTTCGGGGTTGCTTTCCCGTCCGGCTTCAATTCAACTCTAATACAAAAAATTCAATCCACCAAATATTTTTTTGTCGGTGGACTGAAAAACGGTTCTAAAATGAACTTGAACGCACGCGCGCGAGGATGATTTTTAATTCACTGAAAATCAAATGATTATATTTTTGAAAATTTTTTTTTGAAAAAAAATCCGATTCAAAGAACAAAAAACGGATTGAAAGTTTATTTTGGGTTTTGAAAATCAATTAGTTGTGAGTCTATGAAAAGGTAAAATAGAGGGTAAATTTTTTTTTTGCTTTCAATTCATTCAAAAAGTAGGGTGTGCTTTCGGTTGCAAAGTTCACTTTTCCAGAAAGTGAACCAATTAAAGAACTGGAAATCAATGCACTAATAATTTTAAAAAAGACAGGGGTGGGTATGCTTGCCCGAGCGGATTCGATACGCGTCCTACGGCCTGATTTTCAAGTCCCGTTTTTGGGCAAGACTTTTTCGTTCAAAGTTTCAGCGATTTAAGGGGGTTATTTGTAGGAAACAGCAGGCTATCGCTCTTTCAGGGGAGAAGGAGAAGCAACATAGACTTTGTAACGAGAATGAAACCCTCCGGTAAAGGGGATTCTGTTCATGCGGATTCAGAGTGAAGCGCTGTCGCCCTGAATGTCAGTGATGCAGTTACGACATCAGGCTTTTCACGGGTTCAGGCCAGTTTTAATCTGCTTCGGGGTAGGTTTGCTGTATTTATAGTTTTTATATAGGACAGTAAAATAGTGCATTATGCAATTTTTTGTATGAACTTTTATTTGATACGCAGAGAAATAAAATAATAAAATCATAAAGGTTATTTTGGAACTATCCCTATATTTGTGGAATAAATAGCTTATAAATAAAATCTATACCCGAAACTCCGTATGAGTAAAAACAGGTTGATGATACAGGATTTCTTCCGGTGTTACCGTCCGGAGGACGAGACGCACGAGCTGGCTATCTATCAGTTTTGTGCCAAGCGGCGTTTTACGCTCAAAATAGACGGCACTCCCGATGAGCGCAAACCGGTTACTTATCAGCTTTTCAAAAAATGGTTTGAGGATGAAGTTCCTGATCGTGGCGATGTGATAGTGCTCCCGGAAGAAGGTATTACCGGGATTATCAAGATGGTTGGAGTAAATCACACTGTGGGATTGTTTGTCTCTTTTCAGAATGGGCAACTCAATACTGAACCGGAATGCCGCCACTACACGTCGTTAAGACTTGCAAAGGAAGAAGAGGTTTTGCAGTTGCAGCGGGCTTTTAATGAAAACGGGCTTGCCTGGAACGGGTGGCGCAGTAAGGTTAAACAACGGGAAGAACCGGTAGAAAACGTCCAATATCAGATCAGTGTGCTGGGACGAAAGGTGGGATATGGCGTTTTCCGGGAAATAGATGCAGAAGACCGGATTGTGATGTACTGTATGAAGCCGGAGGGGCAACCGGTACGCTATTCCCTTCGGGAAGTGATAGGCCCAGCATCGGATTATCAGTTGGAAAAGATCAACGTGTGCCAGCGGGAGAATTTGTCGGAAGAGCTTTCTAAAGCCGGCATGCTCTGGAACGGCTTCTTCAAGCGTATGGAACCGATCGGTTATCAGTTGGCTCCCGGTTTGAGTTATTACTATCTGAATGAATTCTGGGAGATTTGCAAGGCCCCGGAACAGGGTAAAGCCAAAAGCCTGAAGTATTACAACCATGGAAATTATTTCAGGGAAAGAAAAGAGGTGGAGACTTTGAGAATGTATTTGCAGGAAGAGTTATCCAATCATTCTTTTATGCGTACTGAAGGGAAAGAGTACTATTATCTGAAAGAGTACTGGAAGGTCTGTAAGACGGAAGATAAGGGTAAACCAAAGGATATGAAACGAGCTGCAAAGAAGAATTATTTCACATCAGAAAAGGAGGCTTTGGAAGTATGTTCCTTACTTCAGAAAAGACGAAATGAATTGTTTGCTCAATATTCTCTCCCTTTATTACCCAAAAGACGTAATTCTGCTTCCAAAAGATAACGATTATGTCCTGAAAGGACGTTTTATCCCTATACTTTTAGATTCTATCTTCTTCTAAAGAAGAAGCAAGGTAAGGGGTATAAATAAAACACTTCCGCTACGCTCCAGTGTTTATTTATACCCCAATAGCTCACCCTTACGGGTGAGTCTTTTTTATTAAAAGTAAGATAGTAGTATAGTATTATTATATATAATATATTACTGTATCTACTTTTACTCGTAAGAAGCAATATATGTGCGGACGGCTTACCGGTCGCCCGCACTTTTTTTGTAGCCGTGGTTCTTTTTGAATTCTTCGCGCAGGATTTTGACTTGTTCCCGTGGCAGATAGCGACGTGTTTCACCACATAGTGTGTCATACTCTTCCAGTTTCAAGGTATCGAGGTCGGAGGTCTCAATCAGAACGTCAGGGTGCAGGCGGCGGAAATAAAATCCCGCAGTGGTGATATAGCTGCCCTGGCAGGCGGAACTTACGGCTTTCAGGGATGCTCCCGTGAGTTCGGCCGCACTCATGATCGAGCGAATGACACCGACTAACACCCGGGTATGATTGAATACCAGCACTTGTTTGGGCGCCCGGAATGAACTGTTGCTTTTACCTCTGGGTTTCATCGTTGTTGTGGGAATGAGATTCGGGTGATTATTTTCTTGATGAGGTGGATGTTTCCAATATTGATCCATTCCCGCGCCACGTTCCAGCTCAATGATTTGTCGAAGCACAGGTTTTCTTCGGTAATGACGTGATGTGATAAACGCCCCTCGGTCGGTTTAAGCCCGGTATTATGCAGTTCGCACAACCCGTCTTTCCAGAATACGCATCCCTGTCTGGTCTGATGCGGCTGGACCATCAGGATGGGGTAAGATATTCTGCCCGCAAGCACTCCTACATACCAGAGGGTTAACCGCAAGCGGTCCTCATACCCGTTTTCTATCAGTCGCCATATATCCTGCGGTGTTCCCAGACAGGGTGTCATACACTGCATACGGCAATGGTCGCAGTCGCACGCTACGGGAAACCTTCCCGTTACACGCATAATTTTATCGGTCAGTTCATTGTTTTCCAGCATTTTGTTCCTCCTTTCCTGAAATCTTGTTGTACCACATATCAATGATTTTTTCTCTCCCCAGTTTCGTCCAGCGTTTTCGCGTACCGAAAGCCCAGCGTTTTCCGGTTTTGGGGTTCGTCCAGTAGTACGGGACATCCATTTGCCAGTCGGCGTAAGGTTCAAAAACGGCCCATTCTTTTTTTACCAGTTTGCAGATATGGCTCTCTTCCAGGAACTTGTTCATCAGAATGGCCGAGATGCCGAGTTCCCGGGCAAGCTGGGTCGGTGAGAAATAATCGATGCCCTCGGTAAGATTGTCATAGGGACGTTCTTTCCGTTCACGAGGCTTATGGGGAGGCTTTGACTCTACCTGTTCAGAGGGGTTGGGCGGTGTCCGAGAACGTTTATTCCAAAGTCCTGTAATCTGTTCAAGCCCGATGAGTGTCCAGCGTTTACGGGTACCGAATACCCAACGTTTGCCGGTTTTTGGATTGGTCCACCGGTATGGGACATCCATTTGCCATTCGGCATAGGGCTTGTGGACTACCCATTGTTTTTTCTCGAAGCGGCAGATGTTGTTTTCTGCCAAGAAACGGTGCAGTACGGGACTGGAGGTATTGAGCTTTTGTGCAAGCTGGGTGGATGTGAAGTAGTCTGTTCCTTCTTCGAGATCATCGGGGAAATCACTGTACTTACGTCGGGGAAGCGATTTGGGCAGTTGTTCGCCTTCCCGGTTCCAGAGGTCGATGATCTGTTCCCGTCCCGCTTTGCTCCAGCGCATGCGTGTACCTGCTGCCCGTTGTTTACCGATGCGGAAGTTGTTCAGGTAGTACGGTACTTCGATTTGCCATGCCCGGTATGGGGTAAATGTGATCCACTGGTTTTTCTCGAATTTACAGATACCCTTTTCTGCCAGGAACTGGTGTACCCTGTGCGGGGTGATTCCCAGTTCCTGTGCAAGCCATGTTGTGGAGTAGAAATCTCTCCCTTCGATGAGGTTGTCGTAGAATTCCACTTTGGGCTGGTTTTCTATGATGCGGTTCTGTTGTTGCAGCAGTTCGCGGTGTTGGGCCGCAATGATTTCCCTGGCTTCGTCGAGGTTTTGCGGAACAGGCAGTTCTCTGTGCAGGCTTGTGTCAAGTGGGATGTCTGACGGTGTTTGCTGATTTTGCAGTGTAGCATACCCTTTTGTCACGAGTTCGTTGATTTTTGTGTTGCACCATTCAGAAAATTCCGGTGAGAGTTGACGTGCAAATTCTGTTGCCAGGGCTTCCTCGATCCATGTAGCTCCATTGTTGCGTCCCCTTGTTGTGTAAACCTGGCTGTCAAGGTTTTCGGATACGCCTTTATCGACCAGGTGTTGGCGGTATCGGATAAATTCAGCTTTCCGAAGAATTTCTGCCGGCAAGACTCCGAAACTCTTCGCCATTTGGGTAGCGTTGATCATCACACGACCGTTGGCTGCCCGGAATGAAATGGGATGATCCTGATAGCTGAAAACCATATCTGCTTGTTGCTGTGGCAACCGGACGGACTGTATGGCTGACTTTTCGAGCAGCTCATTGAGCCATGCCTCCACTTTATCGCAGTTTCTGGCGATGAGCGCATTCTCCTTTCGCATCGGTCGCATAAGTTTGTACACATCATAGGGGCTGATTGCCCACATTTCTCTTCCTTTTTGGCGGAAGGGGATCTGGATGCAGGACGGGCATACCCGGATGGCTTCTTTGATGTCACGTGTTTCATCTCTTCCCAGGACTTTGCACAGGTCTTGTAAATTAATCCACGCGAGTGCCTTGTCGTCACCGAAAAGTATCCGGACGGGATACTCTCCGCATTGTACCGTGTTACTTTTCATTTTGTTCGTTTTTATCTAATTGTTTACAAAATTTTCTGAATTCTTTGCGCCGCTTGCTGTATGTCTGGCGTTTGTGAGCCATTTCACGGGTGGTGAAATAGCGTCTGGTGGCACCACACATACGGTCGTATTCCTGCAATTTTAGCGAGTCGAGGTCTGACAGCTCTATCTGTATGTCCGGATGCGCATGACGGAAATAGAATCCTCCGGCGGCTACATACTTTCCGGTGCAGGAGAATGATATTGCCTGCAAGTTGATGTCTGAAAATTCCGCGGCGCTGTGTAACGACCGCACAATGGCGACCAGCACATAGGCTCCGTTGAAAACGAGCACTGTCTTTGGAGGTAAAAATGGTCCTTTGGTTTTCATTCGTTTTTTGAGTTTAGAGTAGATATTAATTCTTGGGTTGTAAACCGGTTCCGAACCTGCATCAGCAGATAAGTGTCGGAACAGACAAATCCTTCGAGGAGCATTTGTCCCATGCTTTCGAGCAGGTAACTGCCGAATACCGGATCGGTATAAACCACGAAAAGAAGGGCAAGTGACTCTTCCGCCATTTGATGCCCTGTATCCGGATCGGTCAGGAAGAGTTCTTCACGGGAAAGGCCGTAGATTTTACCCAGCTTGTCGATCCAGAAAGCGAAAGCGTTGATAAAGTTTGTGAAGTGGGATTCGGGGTCCATTTTCATGGCGGTGAGAAAATGGGTAACGTCGAAATAAATTCTGGCGTTCGGATAATTGCCGAAGAGAAGTTCCGGAAATTCTCCATAACGGGGTTCTGACTTTGGATGCTTTTCTATTTCGTTCATATAGTCAAATTTTAAAATATGTCGGCAAATATATATCTTTTATACTTAATTACGCTTATAAATTTACTAATATTTTTTAGTGTTATATATTCATTATTAGTACTTTATAAATGTTCTTATGCAACAAAAATCACTTGAAAAGCTGTAAATAATCATATCGCTATTATGTATGGAAGGCCAGCCATTTTAGACCTGTAAAGCCTGTATGGAGCAAAGAGGGTAATTCACCCGTTTTCCGGGGATCAAACTATTCTTTTTGAAACCCGAAAAAAAAATGCAGGAAGAAGGTACTTTTAACCATGAGTTGCTCGAAAGTATATTCCGTACGTCGAAAAAAACTATTCAGGAATATGTCCGGGAGATCGACCGTCACAACCGGTATAAATCGGTTCGTGCCAATGTCTCGGAAGGTGTGGCTTTCGACGACCGGAGTTGTCTGATCGATCTTTATGATTCCTGTTTGCAGCAGGATGCCCATTTGAGGGCGGTTATCGAAACGTTGGAAAGTCAGATACTCGGTGATCGCTATATGCTTGCGCGTCAAAACGCAAAAGGTAAATATGTCAAAGATGTACAAGAAAGCCAAAAGATACAAGGTTCTGAATTTGACAAGATTATCCGGGGCATTATCGAGGCCAAACTGTACGGTTATACGTTGCTGGAGATAATGCCCTATACCGATCCCCGCACCGGACGGTTGGCGGAGGTGAACAGCATCGAACGGCGTAACGTGCTCCCGGAACAGCATGTGGTAGTCAAACGCCAGGGAATGTGGTTGCCTCACTGGAAACTGGATTCTGCGGCGTATTGCAAGAATTACGTGCTTATCTCCACGGGGGATTTGGGGCTGTTCTCCGCGACTACTCCGCTAATTCTGGCCAAGAAGTTCACTCTCGCCAATTATGTGAATTTCAGCCATACCTACGGACAGCCGATCATTCACGGAAAGACGGTGAGCGAGAACAATACCGACCGGAAGCGTTTGGCCCAGGATATAGCCAATGCCGCCCAGAACAAAGTGATTGTCACCGGATTGGAGGACGAGGTGGATATCAAGACCTTTACGATGTCGAATTCGGAGAAGATTTATACCAGCCTTATCGAGTTTGTCAACAAGGAGGTGTCGAACCTGATCCTGGGTTCCGAGTCGATGGCCGGCGGTATGCAGTCGTATGTGGGTTCTACCCGTGCGCATCAGGATATATTCCGTGACCGCATCGAGGTTTATAGACGGTATATTGAAAACATGATGAACGAACAGGTAATTCCCCGGCTGGTAGCGATCGGATACATCAAAGCCGGTCTGGAGTTCCGGTACTCGAACCGTCTGGACATGAATAACGAAGACCGCATCAAGCTCTATCAGTTGATTACGGACAAGTATGAAGTGGCTGCGGATGAAATCGAGAAAGAGTTCGGCATTGTGGTAGGCCGGCAGCTCAATGTGCTTCCGGACGGTATATCGGACGGTGGCGCTCCTGCCGGTGGCAATTCCTCTGACCGGGGTATCATGAGCGATGAAGAATATTACCGCAGGTACGGGCATCCCCGTGGTGCACAGGAAAAAAACAAGGAATGACTGCCATGAGGATAACGCTTGAAGAATTTTGCGAGCAATGGGCACCACGTGGCAATGGCCGCTATCTGCCGAATAAAATGGAGTTTAACACGCACGATTTTGTAACGCTGGCCGGTGATTACTCGAAGAGCCGTTTCCGCACGAGTTTCTCCGAAGGTGGTTTTTACGGGAGCGGTAAAAAATGGCCCGCCCGGCGTTGGCTGCCAGACGACCATCCGGTGATGATCGATTCGGGTATTCTTTCCCGTTCGATTCAGGGCACGGCTACTCCCATGGATCAGACGAATATCACCCAACGTGCCGGAAAGAACCGCAAAGGAATTTATAAACGTGGCGCTTCTTACCTGATATGGACGACAGCCAGCAATGGCAAGGTTCCGGGACGCCGTGGTGCTTCTAAAAGCTATGCGGCGGTGCATAACACCGATCCGAAGTTCGGGCTTTATACCGTGCGTAAAAATTCCAGCCGCCGCCCGGAACACCGGCAATTTATCGGTTTCAGTCCGAAGCTGGACAATACGATTAACGAACTTTTTATCCCGGTACTGTTCCGGGGATTTCCTTTTCCATGATCAGAGACAAGCAACAACATATCATAGAAGAACCACCGGTTCCTAAGCCCGAACAAGCACCGGTAGTATCCGTTCCCGAGGAGGTTACGGAAAACCCCTTTACGAGCATGTATCAAGCTGTAAGGCGTGCCATCCTTACTCTTCGTGATGATCCCGACGATGCGTTTTCCCCTCCCTTTTTCAAGACGGTCGCCATCGATACGGGGCAGTTCTCCCGTATTGTACGGAATGAAAATTTGGAGATGGAAATTGCTTTTCCCGCCATTTTCATTCATTTCGTGAATGTAAGATACCTGGTTCAGCAGCAACGTCTGGGTGAAGGACGTGCTACCATGCGTATCCGGTTTATTCTCAATACCCTGAACAATAGCGATCCGGATCGTGAGTGCGATGCTTTTCTTGTTTTTCAGCGGTTGAATACGGCTATCCAGGATGCTAAGAACCGGGAACCGGCACTGAACGAGCGTTGCAATCTGTTGTATTTCGACATGCCGGAAAACGTGAGCATGTTACAGGCTTATTGGATAGATTACGAAGTGTGGTTCCGAGAGTCTTCGGCCTGGAAGTACCGGAACTGGGTGAAGCGCTATGTCGTCATGCCGCCTTTTACCCAGCACGAGGATGCTCCCGAACACGATACGGCGGGACATGGCAACCATTCCGAGCCGACCTATGAGCAGAGCAGCGGTTTCGAACCTTCGGTAGAAAATCCGGGACCGGCTCCGGAACCGGATGAGGATGACGGCGAAGAGACATAGGTCTTTAAACCGTTTTCCCCGGATTGATCTATTCTTTCACAAAGCAATCCATGAATACAGAAACTTTTGAAAATATCGTCTGTCAGCGTGGAGCCGGTCATCCGGCTTCGATCCGTTTTTTCGGGAAGATCACCGAGGAAATGGTTTGCCGTTTCAGTGAAGCATTTGAATTTCTGGAAAGTATAGTGCGTCCGTCCCAGATCCGGGTACTTATCAATTCGGAAGGAGGTTCGGTTCTGCACGGTATGACGGCTTATGCCGTTATTCAGAATTCGTCGATACCGACCGAGTGTGTAATCGAGGGCATGGCTGCTTCCATGGGATCCGTCATCTGGGCGGCAGCCGATAAATCACTGATGCGGGATTACGGCATTCTGATGATCCACAATCCCTTTTTACCGGATGAGGACGGGGAGAAAACACCTGATATAGTCAAGGCGTTTACTGTCCAGATTGAAACGATCTACCGCAAGCGCTTCGGATTGAGCCGGGAACGGGTAAAAGCGATCATGAACGGTGAGCCGGATAAGGACGGAACGTTTTTCGACGCTGCTGCCGCCGTGAGGGCGGGTATCATCCCCGAAGAACATGTACTGAAGACCAGTCGGCAGTTGCGTGATAAGGTCCGGGCGGAACTTTCCGGTGTAACGGATATAGCGGCCATACAAGCCGTGATGAGCCGTATGGAGCCGGAGCTGTTGGCTGCGGAAACGGAAAATCACCCATCCGATGAGAAAAACACTAATCTTAATACGAAGACTAATCAATTATCCGACATGAACGAAGACAAAAACCTTTCTCCGGAATACAGTGCGGTCCTTGCATCGTTAGGGATGCCCGAGAAGCACGAAATCAAGGATGTGCTTTCCCGTATATCCGAATTGATGGGCGTGGAGGCGAAACTCACCGAGACGAAAAAAGCGTTGAGTGATGCACAGACCGTTATCGCCGGCAAGGATGCCACGATAGGCAACCTGCAAAAGGATCTGGACGGCGTAACAGCCCGTTTGCAGAAGTACGAACAGCATGAAGCCGACCAAAAGGCTGCCGCTATCCAGCAATTTTTGCAGCAAGCCGTTGACGACGGGAAAATCGAAGCTGCCACCCTACCAACCTGGACGGAAATGGCCGTTTCAAATTTCGAGTTGGTGCAGAATACGATCAATTCGATTCCCGCACGTGAAAAGATTAGCGAGCAAATTGCTACGGACCCGGCAAATACACAGGCTGCTACCAGCGCAATGAAAACCGCTGAGCAGAAAATAGCCGAAAAGGTTACGGCCGTGGTAGGTGAAAACTTCCAGTTCAAAAAACTGCAATAACACGACGTCCGGCAGGAGACGTTTCAAACCTGCTCTTTATTCCTGACTGGAGCCCGGACGTTCTGTCCTTTTACATGCTCCCTTTCCCAGATTCGATTAACTGATTTGCCGGAAGCGGTTGATGCCGTTTTGAGTGGATGCTCCGTGTGCGGCCGAGATTCTAACGCACGAAAAATCAATAGAAAGACAATGGCAGATACAGTGACTTTTTTGCAGAACGGCTACAACGGTGAGGTCCTTGAAGACTTGTTGACCTATACGGCGCAGGGAAACGATACTTTCCGTGAGGGGCTGATTCATATCAAGAGCGGTATTCAGCACAAATACACGCTTCCCTCTATCCGTCTGGGTGACATCATCCAGGACAATGTACCTACCCCCTTGAGCACCCACGGGGCGAAAGGCCAGGACGGTTTCAACGAGTATCAATTTACAGAGAGATACCTTGAGCCTCAAGATTTTATGATTTATCTGGAATTCAATCCGAGGGATTTCGAGTCCTACTGGCGTTTTGCACAGCCGACCGGCAACCTGGTGTTCAGGGAGTTGGATCCGAAGCTGCAAGCGACCATGTTGAGGTTGCTTATGGACAAGAAAGATGAATTCGTCGGGAATTCAATCTGGACGAGTGCCAAAGGGGGCGCAGCCGCAGCCGGCATAACTGTCCCTGCCGGTTGTACGCCTATCGGCGGCGGCAAGGAGAAGTATTTCGATGGAGTCATAAAGCGGATTATCGATAATGTGAACGCTACCGATAATGAGACGGTAGCCGGAGGACAGTGCATTGTGTCGGGAACGACGGAGCTTGCGAACGGTGAAGCGGTGGAAGCTGCCCTGTACAGCATGTGGATGAAATGTCCCAAGCATATCCGTAAGAAATCCGGACTGACTTTCCTGATGAGCTGGGAAACCTGGGATATGTATGATCGCTTTATTACCGATAAAATGGTGAAGTACAGCGAAAACAGCGAGGTCAACAGATATCGCTTCAAGGGCAAGAAGATCGTGCCTATCATCGGGGTTCCCGAGCATACTATCGTTTTGGGACACTTTACGACGGGTATGGACAGTAATCTATGGATGGGTGTCGACTATGCGAATGATACCGAGGTGTTAAAGGTGGACCGCCTGCAATCCAATTCCGAACTATTCTTTTTCCAGGCACGCATGAAGATGGATGTGAACATCGTGAAACCCGCAGAAATCGTGGTGCATACAGCTTACAAAAAGACCGTGTAATTCTTTTCAGAGAACCTGATACCAACAACCAAAGGGGGATGGACATCATGCCCATTCCCCTTTCCTTATAACGATAATCTATGGCAAAAATGAATATAGCCCCAACTTCCGATTCTCCTGTCGTGACGGAGCATCTCACTGAAGGAACGCCTCCCGGAGCGGCGACTAAAACAGTCCCCGAGATCAAAACCGGCGGGAAGAAGAATGACACAGCGGCAAAGACCGAAATTCCGGCTTTTGCCCAGGAGATACTGAAGAAATTCCGGTTCTACCCGGAACTCTATATCGGTCCTACCGGCGGAATTTATACCGCCGATACCGCGCCTGCAATCCGTGGTGTTGCAGTGCTTTACAAAAATCCTTATTACGAATCGTAACACACTGATTATATGGCATTAGGAAATGTAATTATCAAGGATGTCGATGGCAATCTTCCGTATGCTGCCTCTTCGAGCAACGAGAAGATTACCGGTTTGCTTTTCGACATTTCACAGCAGTCCGAGTTGTTTACCACCGGTTACGGGAAAAGCAATGAAGCGAACGTAAAAGCGGGTGACGTGCTCTATATCACCAGTCGCAAGTCATCCATTCAAGACTTTGGCATCATTGAGCGGGTCGCCTGTGAAGAGGGTGAAGAAGCAAACGAAAATTTCATGCACGGTATTCCGGCTTATCATATCCGGGAATTCTTCCGCATGAGCGGAAATCTTGACGGCAACGGAAAACTGTATGTGATGTTTGCCGACTGTTCAGAAAACTGGGATGCTATCGACGTGATGCAGCGTGCTGCGGACGGACTGATTTCGCAGTTGGGTGTATGGACGGAGCAACCTTTGTGGAAAGCCAATGGCGAGGCGGAGAAATACAATCTGAATCTGGTGAAAGGAATCAATGAGAAAGCTGTCGCTATGGCGGAGCAGAATCAACCGTTGAGTATTATTCTATCGGCTAATGCCGGGAATACGGGTGGAGGTACGGAAGATGCGAAGAAAATCGACCTGAACAAGATTCCGACGGCTGTCTGCGAAGCGTCACGCACGAGTGTCATCTTCGGGCAAGCCCGTAACGAGACTATTGCAACGATGCAGATGCGCAATGTAAATCATACCCCTGTGGGTTTTCTGGGGAGTGTGATGGGGGCTATTGCCAAGGCCAATGTTCAGGAATCTATTGCGTGGGTACGCCAGTTCAATTTGTTTGACGATGATTTTCAGCAGATCGAGCTCGGTTTCGGTGACCTGACTTTGGATGCCCGGGGTGAATTTGTTTCGACGAATTTGTATGAGTCTTTATCGCCGACATTACTGGATGATTTAGACGATAAGGGCTACATCTTCCCCATCAAATATGCGGGACGTGAAAACGGGATTTATATTTCGAAAGATCAGACCTGTTCGATCGGGGACTACCGTACGATTGCCCGTAACCGAACGATTAACAAAAGTCGCCGTGCCGTGCGTGAGGCGTTGCTGCCTTACGTCCATTCTCCCCTTATGGTAAATCCCTCAACGGGTTATCTGGCAGCATCGAAAATTTCAGCTTTCCGGACATTGGTCGGCGATATTCTGGCCAAGATGCAAGCGGCCCAGGAAATCTCCGGCTATGCGGTAACGATCAATGCCAACCAGAATGTACTGGTGGATGATACGCTGCGCATCAGCTATGTCATTGTGCCGGTGGGTGTGGCCGTCAAGATTTACGTTGAGGAGGGACTTTCTTTAACCGCTTAAAAAAACAGAAATATATGGCAATAATCAATAATGTAGCTTATAGCTGGAGCATGATTACCCTGGCTTCCACAGCCTTGGGGATAGACGAAGGTTCCACAGTACTGGAAGGTGTCAGCGGTATCAAATGGAGCAAAAAGCGTAAGATTGAAAGTAACTATGGCCTGGGCGGTAAACCGTGCAGCCGTGGTTTCGGAAATATCTCCTATGAGGCGAGCATCACCATGGACTACGCCACCCAGCAGGGGCTCCGATCGACCTATGGGAGTTTGATGGATATTGGCGAGTTCGATCTGATTGTCTCGTTTGCCAACCCTATGGCGAGTGATGACTGGGTGACCAGTACGGTGACCTTGAAAGGTTGTATCTTTAGCGAAGACGGCATGGAATCGCAGCAAGATGACACGAATATCACCCACGAATTTGACCTTAATCCGTTTGATATTCAGATAGGTAGCGGCGATACCGTGTGATTTTCCATTATTTAACCGGGACCGTTCCTTATTCTAAAAAAGGAGCGATCTTTGCTTTGCCGGAACAGTGCATTTTATTACTTTTGCAACCTTTTATCCGGTGGTTTGTCCACTTAATAGATATAGAAAAATATGGTAGTAGAAATAACAGAACAGAATTTTGAATCGTTTCTTGCTTCTGGTCAGCCCCTGGTCGTGGAGTTCGGGGCTGAATGGTGCCGCCCCTGCCAATCATTGAAACCGATTTTGAATGAATTGTCGGAAGCGTATAAAGAAAAAGCAGTTGTTGCCACTTGTGACGTGGAGGAGAATAATGATATTGCCGTGAAGTACACGATTCGCAATGTGCCGACAATTATTTTTTTTAAAGGAGGCGAGGTTGTTCACCGCCAGGTTGGAGCTGTTGCAAAGATAGAGCTGGAAGAGAAGTTGAGGGCGATGGTTTAAGAAAAATAATCTCCCCTATATTATGTAAAAGACCACATTTTTGAAGGTGTGGTCTTTGGTCTATTTATGAAGTAGTTCTTTTCGTTACTGTTCTTAATAAAAATGGATATTCTGATTCAGGAATTGGTCTACTTGCTTTTTAATTTCATTGTAAGTCTCGTATTTCCCACCGAACATACCTTGTTTTAATGGTTCCCAAGCGTTTTTCTGTTGTTCGGCCTGCTCAAAGAATGTTGTAAAGAGGTTGTTGTTGCTTCTTATAAAGTCGACTCTTCGCCAGTGAAATTCTCCCCAAGGAACCCAATCTTGATAAAGAGAATCAGGACTAACTATATGTTTATAGGATAATGACAGTAGATATTCAAATGTGCAGAAAATATGGATGTATTCCGATTCGGTAAATATCTCTCTCTGGAAATAAAGTCGAAGTTGTTTTGATAAGATTGTGCTTAAAGGAGTATAGCGGCTTGTTCCATTTAAACTGTTTAAATGTTCCTTTTCCCAATAACACGGATGAATTTTATTTAATAGGTATTCACGATTAGTAATATCAAAGTCGATATGTTGTGGAAGTGTCAAATGGAATAAAGAATTTAAAAAGGAGAATCTATCATATTTAACACATGCTATCCCTATGGTATATAATAATGTAACAGCGGCCCAATAATGTACAGGCAATGTTTGTGTGTTGTATGTATTTCCTAATTTAACAGGGTTTGCCGCCAATTTTACGAGTATATCCATCACAGCTTCAAAATGCTTTGGTTTTCCCCAACGCACGACCAAAATACTCATTGGAATTAAAGTATCTATGGCATTCTGATGTAATCTTGTATAAGATTTGAAGCTATTGGAATCGAGAGTGAAATTATAATTGGCATGTTCCATTATTTTATCGTAGGCACGCTGTCCTTCTGCTTCGAATAGGTCTGAAAAGGCGATATTACCTTGCGGGGAGGCGAGGTATTTTTTTGTCCGGGCCAAGATAATTTCTTTGTTTAGTGGATGTTCTGCATCACAATCAACCAATGCTTTTATACGTTCATTGAGTTCATAGAAAAAGGTATCTGCATTTTCAATGGCAAGTAATTCTCCTTGGCGAAAATCTGAGAGTTCTTTCAGTGCTTCGGGGCATTTGCCAACGTAGGTAAAGTAGGATGCGTATCGGCGATTTTCTATACTACGAATAATATTTGTCAGTCCTTTATCCCATGCAGCAGACCAACCGCATGTAATCAGACCGAATTCAGAGAAGAGGCGTGACAGGAATGTGTGTAGCTTCGGTGGGTAGGCATCGAGCTCTTCGGCAGTATTACGAAAACGACAATCTATGTAATCGCCGTTGATTTTGACTATTGTCAAAGAGCTGTGTACTAAGGGAACCGCTCCCTCAATATCATCTTCATGACAAATGACCTGTGGGGTTATTCCTACATCGGCGAGTGCTTTTTCGAGCAGTCTGTCGAAATTTGTGGTAAGAATTACTTTCAAGAAACCATTCTTAGCCATTTGGGCAATCGCCCGATGTGCTTTGGTCGGTTCTTTCAAATGGGATTCAGCTTCTTCTTCTGTCGGTTCAAAATAGGATTTCATCAAGTTTACCCGTTCCGTCGAAGTTTTGACAAGTTCACCCAATAGAGAAGAATAATCTACCGCTTTGCCAAATTTGTTTTTGTACCACTGTTCATAATCAGATATTTCGTTTTCACCGTTGAGTGCCGCTAATTTTTTCAGTAAGTCGATTACTATATCCCAACCAGAGGGTATGCCGGAGGAGCGTGAAATACCTGCACCCAATAGTAAGGCATAAGTGCCTTTATTTGAGTATATGGAAAAAGCGAGTGTTGTCAAGTTATTATTGTCCATAGTGAATTGTTATCTGTTTTTTTGTAATACTTCATTTATTTGTCCGGCATAGTAGTACGGGAGGTTGAAGAGCCGGAATTGTTTTCCTTTCGGAGTAGTCACCTCGTCGATCGAGAATGGATTTCCCCAGAAGCGGACAGCTATGTCATGCGATGCTTTTTCCATAAATTGATGTAATGAGCGCAGGCGTGAGTTGTGGCCGGATTTCACTTCAATGGGAATAATTTTGTCTTCGAACTGGATTACAAAGTCTACTTCGGCTTCCGAGCCTGTACCGTTAACCCAGAAATAGCGTTTGTGAGAGAATAAGTTATCTCTGCTGAGTAGTTCCTGACCGACGACTTGTTCGGCGATGTGTCCGGTCCAGGCGTCGCTTATGTCGCGTATGTTGACCAATTCCTTTTGTATTCCTCCGGCATAGTTAACTAATCCGGTGTCGAGCCATAGTAATTTTGGGGAACGCTTCGGTTCGGGGGCAATGGGAACGACAACGGAGGTCACGGGATATACGAGTTCGAGCAACATTGTTTTTTCGAGTGTACGGAATGCTTCGCTCATTTCCCGGGAGCGATACAGTGAGTTTCCGAATTTTTCGAATGTAATACGTTGTGCTGCGTATATCCACCCGGCGTTGAGAATGTGACGTATGATGTTTCTCATGCTTTCGGTTTCGGAGTATTTTTCAACATCGTCCCGATAGCCGGTCAATAAGGTTTCATAAATGTATTTCAAGGCAACTATGTCCTGGCTTTCCGCATAGTTGTTTACGATTTCGGGCATTCCTCCTATTAAGGTAAAGGTGTTGAACAGGCGCATAGTTTTATCGTGCAGGGGCGTTGGAATGGCGGCTTGCCGCTGGGCCGTTTTCAATCCTTTTTCGTTGATAGCACCGAGAAATTCATTGAATGAGCATGGGCGTACGGCCATGTATTCGACACGTCCCACGGGAAAAGAGATGTGTTTGTCTATCAGATTTTCCAGCAGGGAGCCTGCCGCAATTACATCTATACCGGAGACTTCTTCGTAAAAATAGCGTAGCATGGCAACGGCTTGGGGGGAGTTTTGTATTTCATCGATAAAGAGTAAAGTCGGCAGTGCTTGCCGTTCCTGGTTGTTGAGCAAGTATATGGTGGTGATGAGTTCTTCCATGGACATGCCGGATTCGAAAAGTTGCCGGTCGGCACTTTTTTCAAGGTTGAGTTTCAGATATACTCCATATTCTTTGGCAAACTGGTCCACAAGGGTGGTTTTACCAACCTGACGGGCTCCCCGAAGTACCAATGGTTTGTGGCCGGGCCTTGCTGCCCATTCTTTTAATTGTACTAAAGCGTTTCTTTCAAACATATTTCTAAAAGTTTCTGTTGTTGCAAAGATATGAATAAAAACATAAAATCGGAGCAAAATAGTGTTTTTCTTGTAATAAAATCGGGGCATAAATACATTATTGCTGTAATAGAATAGGAGATAATTCGCTTTTTCGTGTAATAGAAGGAGGGCAAGTATATTCTTTTTTCACCCGGCGGGTATGAAAAACCGCTATTTCTTTTTGTAACCAAAAAATACGAAAAGAATGGAAGAGAAAAGTCTGACTCTGGAACAGGAGGCAAAGATCAAGGAAAAGGTGGCAACGCTAAAGGCGGAGAAGAAATTGCGCAAGGTGCATGCCATGGTTGTTTTCGGGGATACCGATAACGGCGAAAAGGAATTTTACGTGGCTTATATGGCCGAGCCGTCGTTCCCCCAGTTCAGTAAGTTCATGGCCGCTTCGAAACGTGATGAAGTGACAGCTATGCGTACGTTGGCCCGTGATTGTTTTATCGACGGGGATAAGGAACTTGTGGACGACGAGTCGCTGTTCCTGTTCGGTCTGATGGGACAGCTTTCGGAAATCATCACTACCCGTCAGAGCCTACTGGTAAACTGATCGACACCTGGCAGGTGAAGGACGAACAGCGCATCCGGCAACGGCTGATTTATGTTCGTCATTACTTCCCAGGTGTTAATCTGGAGACAATCACGGACGAGGAATTTGCCGCCCTATCGGAAGAAGCCCTTTGGCTGCACCAACAGGTTCTTATATCCCGTCTGACCGTACCTCCTCCTCTTACCTGATTGCTCTTCTTGCGACCCCTGCTTCCCTTGTGGCGGCAGGGTTTTTTGTTTCATCCCTAACGGACTTCCGGGGACTATTCTTTAACCGAACATCAACCTTACGATATGGCTCAAGAACAGAATTATCAGGTCTATTACGAAATAAAAGTCGAAGCTACCAAAGGCACAGAACAGGTAGAGGCTTTTGCCAATGCGGTGGAGAAACTGCATAAGGCCCGGGTGAGCTTTGCCCCTGTGGTTACCAATATCAACGAGATGATGCAGGCGGTGGAAAAAACTTTCCGAGGCAAAAACGGTAAGAAGAAAGATTTTAATTTCGAGTTGAGCATCAAGACTGGTGATACCGAAACGCGGTTGGAAAAAGTCAAAGGACTGCTGACCGATATAAAGGGCCTTACCGAAGGTATCAAGCTGACGATTAATCCGGGAGAGAAAATCGACGGACGTACGTTGAGAGCACAGGCCCGTAAGGTGGTTGATAAAAAAGCACTGGCAGCCCAGCAAACCGAGGCAAAGCAAACGGCGGTTACGGCCATGGAGAATGCGATGACCGCACAGCGAAGCATCACAAAGGTTGTCGGAAAGATCAACGCAGCCCTGGTACATCTGGAAAAAGGCCGGGAGGTGAATATCAAGACCGATTTAGCCAAAGCCCGTTTGCAGGAGATCCTTTCGTTACTGAACAATATCAAAGGGGCTACGAAGATGACGCTCGGTATCGGCATGGGGTCGCCGGGAATCGGTGCTGCCGGTGGCGTCAGCGTACGCCCTCCGCTTAAACTGGCTGGGGAACCTGCCTTTGTATTATCGGAGAAAGAACAGGCACAACTGAACAAACGGCTCTATACGGACCAAATGCTCAGCCAGCAACGGATGCAACAAGCTCGTGAGAAAGCCTCTCTCCAGGTGGAGACACTTCGGCAAATGTCCGATATCCGGGCTGCCGAACGGGCTGCACGTCAGGGCGAAGCTGAGCGGGCACGTGCAGACCGCGAATTGCGCCAAGCGACGGAACGGATCAACCGGCAACGGCTTGCTGATGAAAAGCGTCGTTTGCAAGCGGAAGAACGGCAACGGCGGCAGAATGCAACTCAAGTGCTGACCGCTGCCCGCCGGCAGACAGCTATGAATAACAGCCTGTACGGCAGTCAGCGTCGTGCCGCCATCAACCGTATTCAGTATTCCAAGGCTCCGTCGTGGCGTAACCTGCCGATGGCAGGAATGCTGAACGCTTATATGGCTTATAGCTTTCTGCGCACGGAACTCACCGAGGCCGTAGAATATTCGAACATCATGCAGACGGCACACAGCATCCTGCGGGTGGCCGATACGGATCTGACGACCTTTGAAACCCGCTTCGACCAGATGGCACGTTACGTCCGCCGCATCGGTGTCGAGACGAAGTTCACAGCCATCGAAGTGGCCGGTGCCGTGAAGTATTTAAGTATGGCGGGCATGGGTATCGAAACGATTAATGCCTCGATACGTCCTATCGTTAATTTAGCGCTGATCGGTGACAACGATGTCTCCCAGATCGCTGACCTGACGACGAATATCCAGACCGGCTATAACATCAAAAGTTCGAGCATGGGATCGGTAGCTGATATTCTGGCTTCAACGGTTTCCCGTGCCAATGTCAACGTTCTTGAACTGGCGGAATCGTATAAGATGGCCGCCGGTTACCTGCGTCTGGCGGGCGTGGATTTCACCGAATCGGCAGCCGCCATCGGTGTGCTCGGTAATATGGGTATCAAAGGGACACTCGCCGGTACGGCTCTCCGGGCCATGGCTACCCGTTTTGCCAAGCCTACCAAGCAGGGACAGGATGTGCTGGACCGTTTGGGAGTGAAGTTTACCCGTATGGAAGACGTGTACGGAAAACAGGTGGAACGCCTGAAACCGCTTGCGGATATTTTTGAAGAGTTGAATAAGAAAGGCGCAAGTATCGCCGACCTGCAAACGATTTTTGGCAAAATCGGCGGAAATGCGGCGATGATGTTCGTAAGCAATTACGACCGTCTGCGCTCCCTTTCTTCCCAGAACCGTGCCTCCCAGGGTATTTCTTCCGAACTGGCACTGGTGAAGCAGAATACCACAAAGGGATTGTGGGCACAAGTCACCTCGCAACTCTCAGAATCCTTCATGCAAGGATATGAAATTATCGAACCGGTCATTCGCAGTACGTTAAGGGATTTTCTTGCCAAGTTCAATTCACGGGAATTTGCCCGTGGTCTGGCTTCTATCGGCCAAGCCGTGTTGAATGTGCTTTCTGTATTGGGAAATTTCACTTCCTGGATCACCCGGAATTTCTATTGGATCGAACCTTTGCTGTTTACCGGCTTTGTCGGCACCCGGTTGTTCAAGCTGGCCGGTGCCCTGACGAACGTAGGTGTCGCCATCGGGTTTATCGGCAAACAAGCTGCCGGTAATTCAGTGGCGGAATTGGTAGCCGGCCTCACAGGATTGAGCGGTTCCCGTGGTATCAAGGCACTTTCATTTGCCAACAAGCGTGCGGTGGTGGCGGCCATGCAGGCCGCAGGCATCAGCGGTAAGGGAGCGATGGGTCGTGCCTTGTTGCAGGGTGCCGGCGGTTCCCTTGCCGCACGGATGGGCTTTTCCTCGCTTTTCTCGTCACAGGTGGCTGTTGGCGGCGGACTTATCGGTGCTGCCGGATCACTTAGTGCCATTGGGACGAGCGCTGTTGCAGCTACGGCCGGTATTGCCGGTCTGATCGGTGCTCTCGGATGGGTGGCTTACAAAACATGGCAGGTAAAAAAGGCCAAAGATGCCGTAACGGAGGAAATCAACTCGAATGAAAAGTACCGTTACAATTCCATTGAAGACCTCTATGCTTCGCTGCGCAAGACCTATCAGCAGGCCATCGACACCAAAAAGGCGGTAGATGACCTGACCGCCGGCAAAAGCGTTGAAGAGAGCAGCGGCCAGAAGATCGGTGCCTTTACCGGCAACTGGTGGGCCGCTATCTTCTCATCGATGGGTTCGGCCAGTGCCGGTCGTTACGGTGGTTTCGGCTATAACACGATGCCTGCTTATACCTTAGAGGACGCCCGACAGGAAGATACCCGTTCGGCTATCGAAACGATAGCCCGCCGTGACAGCCAGTCCCGTGTGAATGCTGCTTATGCGGAATTCGGCAAGATGTCCGATCCGCTTCAGGTCCGGGCCTTTATCGAAAATATCGGGCTCAAATACGGACAGCAGGAAGTCAGCCCGGCGGAAGCTATGGAAAAGACGGGTGTCAAAACACCTTTCTGGAGTACGGGACGTAACGGGGAAATCAGTTACAGCCGTGATTTCGGTGAATTGCCGGAATTCTATGCGGCTTATACTCCCCATTATGCCCGCTACCAGAACGAAACGACGGTGAAGCATATTACGACGGCGGCACAAGGTTATCTGTCCGCTATCGAGAGCATGGCCGGGGCACGTAAAATCATCGAAGAGGCCGGCTTTGATTACGATGAGCTCAGCCGCAGCGGTTTTACGCAGGATGATAGTGGCCGGTGGGTGCAGCAGAAGCTGGGATCAAAAGCTACAGACGAAGAACGAAAGAAACAACTTGGTGGAAATCAGAGAATACATTTTCTTCTGATGAACCTGATCAGTTCCCTGCGGGAAAAATTCGGCGGTTCATCCGAGGCGGCAGAGAACATTCTTCAGAAAGCAGGTTTTTCTTCCTCGCTTTATTCGAATGAACCGGATTCTAACGATACGGAACCCTTTAATGCCAACCGGATCACCAGTTCCGGGGAAGACGACGGCGGTGCCGGGGGTAATTATTCGGGGACAGGACGTCTGTCAAGTGCGGCTCCCCGGCAGGTAGTGGTGAATATCACGAACCTGATGAGTGTAGACACGATCGACCTAATGAAGTCGCCCGAAGGCCAGCAGGCCGAGATACAGAATTTCAAAGAGATGATGGCCCAGACGCTTATCGATGTAGTTCACGATTTCGATGCGAGCTGGAACCAATAATAAACTGTAAACAAATAGGATATGAAAAATCTTTTTGGCAGTCGCCTATTGAATATCGGTGCTTCGACACTCCTTAGCGGAGGTTTGCTTTCGCACGGAGGTCTGGCCGGATACATCAGTGATGCTACCCGCCGCGCCCTCGGGTTGGGGCTGGCGGAGTTCCAGGATGGAACAGTACACTATTTTTCAAAGAATACGGATATTCTGAAACGTGCCCTAATTCAAACGGCGACACAGACGGCTTATGGTATGCTTCGCTCTTATCCGAGGTATTTGAAATACTGGGAACAAAAGGTACGGGATAAGTATCTCGAAACCCAGTCGCAGAGTGCCATTGTTAATAAAACGGGCCAATATTACCAGCTTATCAAGGAGCAAAAGGCCGTGGCCGAGCAAAAGAACTATACGGACCCTATCGTCGGGCGTATGGTTGCGGACTATCTGGAGCTAAAAATCAGCGGCGAGGGTACTTATTATGATTCACAGAGTGGAAAAGTGGAGGCAAACAGCAAATACGGACTGGTGACTTTTGTCGATCTGGGTCCGCAGGTGCAGGTTTCATCGAAAAACAACATTGTCTTAACCACGGTACAGGGGCGTGACTACACTCGCAAGGAATATGTCAGCGGCGGAGACCTGGAGATTGCCATTACGGGGCATATTGCCAGTAAATATCCGGATGTTTATCCCGAAGCTGAATTGTCGAAGTTTCTGAAAGTGGTCCAGTACAAAGGGGTATTGGATTGCGATAATACGATTCTGCGGCAGTTTAAAATCAGCCAGCTTATCATTCTGAATTATTCACTGCCGGCAGCCACCTGCCGCAATATCCAGCCTTATACGTTGCAATGCGTGGCCGTGGAACCATCGGAAGCCGTGGAGCTGATTTCGAAAGATGCCGAGGTGGTGGATGAAGCCATCGAGCATACGAACAAATGGATCAAGTGGGTACGTTTCGGTGCGGATGTGATTGATCCGGCCTCAATCCTTAAACTGAACAGCTTATGGCTTTAGCACCTTTGGACGTATTGTGTTGCCGGATTACGGTTGGTGATCCTGATCCGGCAAACCCCATGAAGATACAGAATGCCATCACCCTGACGGAAGTTCAGGAGGTGGAGATTGTCGAAAGTTACAAAAAACTTATCGGTAAGGCTACTATCCGTTTTCCGAAAGGGACGGTTGTGCGGAGTACGGTTTTGGGCGTTGCGACTCTGGAGGGAAAGGATGCTTCACGCATCACTACCGAAGTGATGCAGGACGGCGTAATCATCGAAAAGCGTAATACGCAGACGGCTATGGACAAGGATACTTTCAAGATCGGCCAGCGGGTCCGTGTCCGTCTGGGATACAATGGCATATTAAAGACCATGTTCGAGGGGTATGTGACGGCTTATAACAGTGAAAGCAGTTTTGAACTCCAGTGTGAGAATATGGCCTACAAACTGAAGCTCAAACAGTCGCCAAAGTTTGAAACTCCAGCCAGCGGCACGAGTGTGAACGAAGTGCTGGAAGGCAAATATAATTTATTAAAGGACACCGGTTTTAAGCTGCATTCGGAAACGAAACGATTCAATATCCAGATTGGTAAAATCAAGATTACAGACAATTTTACCGTTGCCGATATCCTGAACGCGTGGAGCCGTTACCGTATTTACTGCTTTCTGAAATATGACGAGAACAGTGAGGACGAGATGCCGGCTATTGCTATCGGACGACCTTACTCTTCATCGAAAAGCCAGCCGACTTTCCCTGAAGATACAGTGGAGGGACCGTTTCAGATTTATTTCGACACGCATGTAGCTTCCTCGGAACTGAAAGTGCTGAAAGTCGATCCGAAGTTTCTGGCCGTTCAGGGCAAGGCACTGGGTTCGGACGAACGTTTTTTCGAGGTCACGGTGCGTCTGAATCCCGATTACGATCCTGCGGATAAAAGCAGTAAGGAATTTCAGACTATCAATGCCACCCAAATCAGCAAGAAGCGGCACAAGATCACGGGCAATGTCACTGCCGACGGGGCCGACACCCGTACAAAAGTAGATTTATCGACCTATACGGTAGTGCCTTATATGAGCCCCAGGATGAATATTTCTTCCGACCAGCTTGTCGAAGAGTGCGTGGAATATTTCCGGAATTACAACCTGAACGGCATTACGGGTTCAGTCACCCTTTTCGGGGACTTCGGTCTGTACCCCGCCTGCCAGGTAGAACTGACCGATTCCCGTAATCCTGCCAAAAACGGCGTGTATATCGTCGAAGAGGTAACAACTTCTTTTGGCACTGACGGCTACCGGCAAAAAATTACTATACCACATCGAATTAAAGGAAAACAAACGACTTATGGGAACAAACAGTAAGATAACAGATAACCGCCAGCAATTGATTTCGGAGGCGATCCGTAAGATTGCGCTGGGACGGAGCATTGACCGGGTGGCGATGGCTCCGGGCGGCACGGGCGGTGTAGGTACCGCCCGGATGGTTCACGGGTATGTGAGCAAGATACACGATGATCCTTCGGACGAAGAGTATGCGGACTATGCCGGTACGGTGGACGTTGGGGAATATCCCGACGAGACCGCATCGGTGGGGACGGTTATACATAAGGGGGTACTTCCGGCTGCCGCCCAGGATAGTACCGGCAGTTTTCTGATTATTCCGGCTTTATTTTCGGACGTAACCATTGTCACCGATGCGGCGAGCCGTCATGCCTATATCGTGAACTATTCACACGCTGAAACGATCCGGCTGGAAGCACATTCGGAAACCGTAATCGGCATTACGGAAACAGAAAAGCTCGATCCGGAAGATGAGAATGCCCCGGACTACAATGAACTGGAAGCTACGGGCAACGAAGCGCATACCCGTTATGCGGCGGAAGGGGTATCAACGGTGGTGCGCAGCGACAGTGACAAGGAGAGCACCGTTGTACAGCAGGCGGAAAGTATCACGCATACCGTGGATAAGTCAGAGGTGAAACAGACCGCCGACAAGGTGACGCAAACGGTAAATTCCACCAGTGTAACGGTAGCCGACAATAAAGTCACTTTAGGTGATGAGAATGCTACGGAGCCTTTGGTGCTGGGGAACGAACTGGCTCAACTGATGCTCGATTTTCTGACCGAGTGTTCCAAGATCATGACGCCGACATTGATGGGAACCATGCAGCCGCTGAACTTTCCGAATTTCACGTCGCTGACTTCCCGTATCCAAAAATTTCTTTCTAAAACCAGTTATACAAAATGAGTGTGGAACTTCATCCCGGCATAGGAGGTCTTTCCCCCGAGAGCCTTTGTTATAGCCTCTACCGGCAACTGTACCAAAACTTTTTTAACGCCCAGGAGCGTAAAAGTGAAGATCACATTTATGGTATAGAAGAGGGTGATGATACTTCAATCCGTTTGCACAACACGGCTTATGGTTTTGCCGAAGCGATTGCCGGAAGCATAGCCGGAGAAGGCAGTGGCGGTGGTGACGGTATCCTGATCGATTACCTGCCCAAAAGCGGTGGCAACATGAATGGTCCTTTGGGAGCCGATTACGGCTTTGGGGCGGGTATCGGCAATCATCGTGTATTGGAAACTTTCCGGGAAGCGGTGACCGACCCTACCGGTGTAGTTACCGGCTATGATTATGGTGTCCGTATCAGTGGCGACTTGCATGTGGGCGGCAGTAACCTGTATGTCGGCAATATGCAGCCTTTTGTTTGCGATCCCGCGACACAGACTATTTACCTGCGGGTGGGAACGGTGGATTTTACGGATGCTTCCCTGCATCTGAGCAACGAACTTTTACTGGGTGAGAGCAAAGAGAATGGTATCTACATGACCGCAGACGGTCTTTTCTTCCACGGTCAGGAAATTTACCACGGAGAAAACGCCAACCGGGACAATGTGGACTGGAAGATGCGTAATGGGATGGTTTCCGGTGATCTGAAAGTGGCAGGCCATGTGGAAATCTCCGGTCTGTTCCGGGCTTTGCATGGTGCGGAACTGGGTGCAGACGGTAAACAACTCTTTTCAGTTACGCGGGACCACCTTTCCTGTTTTGCCGATCTTTCCTTTTCGGCCGGGTACGGGGTGCGTATCAGTGGAGTGACTGTTTTGAAAGGTTCCGGTACCCGTGATGTCCGTCTGGAGGGTGCCGGCGGCGACTTGCTTTTGGGTGGCGACCATACGAATAAGGTCCGTTTGATGTCGAACCTGACAGACATTGACGGGGAACACGTGCTGGTGTCGGATTACGGCGCCGCCTATTTCCCGGATTCGTTGCGCGTGCGGCATAACTATGGCAATGACCTGCTATCCACCTATCGGGTGGGTAGTGAGGACGAGGGAATCGTGGTGCACCGGAAACTTCGTTTCGGAAATACCTCGGGCGGCTATTTTACCACTTCAGGCGGCCATCTGGCTTATTTTTCCGAGGCTGAATTCCCGGTTGTTTCCGGTGGCGGCCGTGAAGAGGCCGGTACTCTTTTCGGTCATATCCCCTCGACCAGCCTTTATGCCGCCCAGAACAAGCGGTCGAGTTCGTTTTGCATCTCCACGACCGGGGATTTCATTGTCTGTCTGAATCCTGTGGAAGCCAGCGGTCATATCGGCATTGCCGGAACGCTCACCCGTCTCACCCGTGACGGCCTATTCTTTACAGACGATATTCACCTGCAACAGATCGCTGACGGGATGCGGCTATCGGGAAATGTCTACTTCGACGGCAGCCTTTCCTCCCGGCTCTTCACTTCCGGGATGGCCGGTTCGGGCTGGGCTATCCGCCGTAGTATGACTACCGGCAGCGTTGCGGCTACTTTTGATGAACTGACTATACGCAAGCGGATGCGGGTGTATGAACTGGAGGTGCAACGGGCTTTGGCCACCAACGGATCACTTTGGGTTACGGATTCTTGCAGCGGGGATAGCGTCGAGAAACTATAATGCAACTTTATGTCACGATACGAATATTCACGTTTTAAGATCCGCATCGATCCGACTTCCAAGAAGCGACAGGGACTTCAAGCCGGGGATGTCGTGCGCCGCCAGTATGCCGACGGCACACGTGTTGTTTACAGTCTGATGATAGTACTCTCCACGGGAGAAGATTCGATCACTCTTCCCGATGGCCATCAGGCGGCTTCTCCTTATTTTACGGGAGCCCTTATCGAGGGGGACGAGCCTCTGGATGGCGAGCTTTTGGATTTCGTACGCCTGACCAATCTTATGGACGAACGTCGTAGCGGAGCGTTGTATCTGACGGCTTCGGACGATGATTCTCCTTATATGGATGTGATCGACGGTATGGCTACCGAACGTACGCTTTGCCGCCCGGCTTCGGAGTCGGAATACGGTTTTGCCGGAGACGGTTTGTTTACCGTTTCCTATACGAAAGATAGCCCCGGAGCTTCCCGTATTTTCCGATTGACAAGAAACAGTGCAGACGATGACACACTGAACCAGCAGGGATTCCGCCAATCTTTCGAGACTATTCCCGCCTATCCTGCCCGTCTGGTCTTCTCTTATAAAATCAGGGCATCCCGAAGCTGCCCGGCCGTCCAGGTATCTTTCGGTATTACGGGCGGAGAACGGGAAGCGGAAGAAGAGATTTCCCTTACTACCGAATGGCAATACCGTCTTTTTATCGTAACGGTGGATCTTCCGGTCACTTATGAACGGGAGTTTCTGATCGATTTGAAACAGACAGCATGCCGGGAGAACGACTGGTGGGAAATAGCCGATCTGAATGTGGTAGAACTTTCGTCGCTGGCCACGTTCTCGAATGCAGCCAAAGCCCGCGTAGGACATATTACAGGCATTGCCGATCCTCTGTTCGGTTTTCTTGAAGGCTACGGGGCTTACTTTCAACGGCTTTATGCTACCCAGGATGTCAATGTGGCGGGTACGCTGACTGCCGGGGATGAAAACGGCTTCGGAAGCACTTTTTACGTGGGGCGCATTCATAAAAACTGTTTTGTCAATAGTCTGGAACCGCTTTTCAGAACAACTGCCGAAATCAGTTCTTTGCCGCCACCTACCGGAATCGGTAATTCCTATCTCTTGCCTGATGGGACAACCCGTCTGGAATGCCAGAGTGCAGCTTGGGCACAAGCGCATGCCGGAGAACACTATTGTTTTTCATTCTGGGCACAAGGCCGTGAAGAGTGTCTTGTGACCCTGCGGCAAGGGAACAGTATCCTGGGACAAGTCACCATCGGCAAGACCTGGGAACGTTATTGTGTTACGCTGACGGTTGAGTATCTTCCGGGAAGTCCCATGAACCTTTCTCTGGATAGTACAAGCAGCAGTTGGCATTTTGCTTCTCCGCAGTTGGAAAAAGGATCACGTCCGACACTCTACCAGCCGACGGACAGCGTGCTCAACGAAACGGAACAATATGGGGCTTGGTTTAACCGGGGCGGTGTAGGCGGAACGATCCAGCATCCGTTATTACGATTGAATGCGGACGGTTCTATCAGTTCGGCAGACGGTTCTTTCGTCATCAACAAAGACGGTACGGGATATTTCTCCGGTGGGCGGTTCAGTTGGACCCAAGATACGATCAGTTTGCGTGATGTCACCATCCGCTGGGAGGATTTGGATCAAACAGCCCAGGAACAGATGAAAGCCCGCTATGTCACCATTGAGGGCGGTACGGTATTCCATTATCCTGACGAGCTGGCCGGTAGTGTTTGTGATCCGGCGGTTATCGTCCTCACAGGGACGGAACATCATTTTACGGGAGCCACCCGCTTTTGGGAATATCAGGCATCGGACGGACAGTGGAAAAGTGCGGGGAGTGTATCGGCAGCCTATGCCGTCACTCCGGATTTTCATGGCTGGGAAGAAAGGAATGTATTGACAATCCGGTTTATATCGACCTATGGAGAAAAAACATACAGCGCGACACATACGGTTTTCAAACAATATGACGGCTCGGACAGCTATTCTTTGTATGTGGAATCCGAGCACGGTACGGTTTTTCATAACGGGCAGGTTTCCACGACGCTTTACGCCCGTGTTTACAAAGGTGGCACCGAGGTTACTGAACGTATAGCAGACCGCTGTTTCCTTTGGACACGGATCAGCCGGAATGCGGAAAGTGACGCTCTTTGGAACCAGGAAGAACATCGTGGGCGGAGGTTGCAGATCACGGATGCGGATGTGTGGCGCAAGGCTGTTTTTAACTGTGAAGTAGAAATATGATAATCCTAAATAATCCAACAATATGGCAATAAAAGTCGCCCGCGGGCAAATCAGTATCATCGATCAGAACGATGCGGTTTCATTACAAGCATTTATCGGTTCTAACCAACCTCTTACCCAAGTTTTTAACAAAGACACCGGGGTTTATGCACCCTCGTGGGTAGCTTCGCCTTATTTGGTGCTGACCCCCTCGCTGTTTGTCAGCGGTTATGCCGGAACGGACCAGATCACGGCCGTAGGGAATGCAGCAACCCTGACACCCGGTATCAAGAGCGGTACGGCGAAATGGTACAAGAACGGCACGGTTATCACCAGCGGACAAGACGGCTGCACGATCGGCGCGGCTTCGGCCAAATATGCCTTGACTGTCAAGACGAACCACTTGACCGTTGCCGCCCCGCAAGCACGTTATTCATTCGAGGCGACCTATATCGACGCCAACGGTCTGGAAATCTCTTTCCGTGCTGAAATCCAGTTCACCCAGCATCTGAACGCGGGAGCCATGATCGCAGCCGTGTGTTACGCTCCGGACGGCATTGTTTTCAAAAACGATGAAACCCCGAGTTTGCGTGCCCATTGCGATTTGTGGCGTGGTGCCACCATCGACACGACAAACGTAACGTATGCGTGGGGAATTCAGGATTCATCCGTTTTTGCCCCGACGACACTTACGGCTGCTGCCACTTCGGGTGCTACCACGGTTACCGTTGCTTCCGTTACCAATATGGAAGCCGGTGGAAAGATTACGATCGGCTCTGCCCAATACACGATTTCTTCGGTCAGCACATCGACAAAAGTCGTCACACTGACTTCTGCCCTGAGTGCTGCCGCCGCTTCGGGAGCCGCGGTGTCGTGTCCGTACTATAATTCCATGCTGGGCAGAGGCTGGTCTTGTCTGACCTCAACAAACCAGCGTGGTGTCACGGCCGGCTGGACGACCAACGAGATTACCATAACCGCCGACGCGGTATTGAATTTCGAGACATTCAAATGTGCCATAAAAGACACGGACACCTCTGCCGGAAATGCTTCGGCCAATAAGGTGGTCTGCGACATCTTATCGTTTTCGGATATGTCCGATCCCATCACGGTCGATCTGGTCAGTCAGAAGGGGTTTGTAATTAAAAATAACAGTAATGATGTGGATGCCAAAGCCGTGCTTTATCGTAACGGTGAAGAGCTGGACACCGCGGGAACGGCTTATACCTACACGTGGAAATTGTGGAACGCTGCCGGTACTTCCGTGGTGAAGACTTATACCGGCAAATCCATTACCGTATCCAAAGCCGATGTAACGGGACGCGGAGTGCTGATGTGCGAAGTGTCGAAATAACCAAACCATTCTTTTCCGGCCTATTGCGGTTGTTTTTAACGCCTTGTTCCTTTGGGGACGAGGCGTTGTTGCAATCTCCGTTTCTTCTACTCCAGTCAACACATTCCGGGTGTTTAGAGCTATTCTTTGTGAAAAACAAATATGAGTAACCAACTTCTTGCCCGTGGGCAAATCTCTATTGTTATCCAGGAAGATGCTTATACAGTTACCCAGTCGGTGGGACAATATATTTTTGCTGCGGATGCCTCAGGTGTAATTGAACGGAATGTAAGTCTGACTTCCCGAATCAGTGTGATGCACGGGAATACAGCGATAAATGATTTCAGCATCGGCAGTGTAGCTACACCGGCGGGATTTACTTCTATTGTTGTCGATAATAACCAACATACCATAACTTATACGGTTGCCGCCGGAAGCAAGGGGCTTGCTGACGACGGGATTATCCGTATTCCGGTAGTTGCCGGCGGACAGACTTATACGCTTTCTTTTGTCTGGTCGAAATCGAAACAAGGAGAGCCAGGTACGGCTACCGTGCTGGATTGGGTGTCGGACTGGAACACGAATAAGACACAGATCGATTCTACGACGTTGATTACTCCGAAGATTTTTGCGGGGGTGAAAAATGCCGACCATACGTTGACCGGTGTCGCTCTCGGTCATTTTCCGTTGAAAACGGTGAATGCGCAAGGAACGATTGTCACAGAGACCATCGATGGAATTTATGGATTCCGGGCCGGGCGTAAAACTTTTGCCCTTGATTCTTCGGGCAGCGTAATGCTGGGTTACGAGGATCAATCCATCACCTACAATGCCGTGACTGGGCGCATCGAGTTCGGAAACGGGGTAAGCCTGAACTGGACAAATGCCATCAGTCAGGCAAAGACGGAGGTTACTTCCGAAGCGCAGCGGAAGGCGGATGCAGCCCTTGCTTCGGCTAAGGGGTATGCTGATACGAAAAAGGATGAAGCAGTCATGGAAGCCGGAAAGAATACAGATAGTAAGGTCGGTATGCTGTCCACGAGTCTGAGTGCTTCCATTACCGATGCGAAAAAAGCCGGCACGGATGCCCGTGCCGTAGCAGACGCACTCACTTCTAAAGCGACGAGCGAAGGTTGGTCAACCAAGCTGACTTATATCGATGTGAACGGTATTTTTACGGGTACGCTAACGGCAGCTCAGGTCAATGCCGTAGCCATCAATGCCGGAAGTATTAAAGCCGGTACGCTCTCGGCAGAACGAATTGCCGCCGGAAGCATTCATTCATCAAAATTGGATGCCGCAAGTATTCAAGCTAACATTATTAATGCTGCGTATGTTAATGGCCTGAATTGCACTTTTGTCCGTGGCAAGATCGGAGGTTTTACTATTGGCGGTGATAATATGACGGTAGGGAGTGTCGGTGCAGCCGGCGCTACTCCTTTGCAAATCCGTTCGGAGTCGACCGGTAGCGGTTATTGGTACACGGGAGCTTACAAACCTTTAGGAGTGACCTTGACCTGGCATCAAAACAGTAATGCAGGGCATCTTGTTTTCGGTCAGGTAGCTGCTTCCGGGAATAGTGTAAAGACCGGATTTATCGGCCTCCAAATGATGGCGTGGGATAACACAGAGTATTTCTGTTTGTCGACCAATTACACCAAGTCGGGCGGAAAGGAAGTGTATAATCGTATCGCCGGTTGGGCATTCGACAACACCCGCATCTGGAAAAATTCAGTATCATTGGGTGGAGATGGTTCTATCTATAACGGGGAAAAATGGCGTTTGAATAACGACGGCTCCGGAAAGATTGCAAACGGAGCAATATCCTGGAACAGTAGCGGTAGTGTTATGTTTTCTTCTGCCGTTGCCCTGAACTGGAACAATGCGGCAAATTTTGGTAAGTTATATGCCCGGGGTACAGGGTTGAACCATAATGCGGCCCGATTGGTGAGTTTAAACGGCAGTGAGGTTGTGAATTCGGCTTCCCGGGGGCTGACGCTGACCGTTATTAACCGGAATAATTTATCGGTGGCATCCAGCACGAATTATGACGTGTATGGAAACGATGCTAACTGTAACTCGCTGGCTTCGGCACTGAATGCTTTAAATTCGGACAAGATAGTGGTGTTGACTTCTTATGATGCCATATCTATCAATGAAACACTGAATGCCGCTCTCCAGCGTTGTGGCGGATCGAACCTGACTATTAACAGCAGCCGTAATCCGTATGTATTGATTGGCATTCCGACTATCGGAAAGGATAACGGTTTGGTGGCAGTATATGGGACGGGAGAATCGGAACCTTATGCAGAGATTTCGACAGTGATTATTAATGGGGTTCCGCAAGGGATCAATGTAACCGGTAAGCAAAAGACTTATATTGACGGGAATGGTGTTTATACCGGTACAGTACGTGCGGGGCAAGTCATCATTGACAGCACATTGGTTGTGGGCGGTAGCAGTTATAACGGCAGCATTTCCGTACGCGATGCCGGTAATAATGCAAAGGTCACTTTAGACCGTTCGGGAATTATGGCTATTGGCGGGACAATCGGAGGCTTTACTCTTAACGACCATGCCTTGTATAGCATCAATGTAACGGCCGGCCATAGTATCGGTATTCAGACTAACGGGTATATGTATAATTGCAACAGTTCGACGAATGCGGATTATTGGGCACTGAATACGGATGGTTCTGCCATGTTCGGCAGCGGTAAGATTAAGTTCAATGCCGACGGTTCGGGTTATATTGCAAATCAGAATATCAAATGGGATGTTTCGGGGAATGTCGTGATGAACGGTAGTATTACGGCAACTTCGGGGAAAATAGCGGGTTTTACGATCAGTGGTAATAAATTAGTCAATACGGCGTCGGATTCTTCCATAGAATTTTCTTCGATGCTCGGAAGCGCTTCTTTATATATTAACAGCGGTAGTTCTCTTATCAGTATGCGTGCCGATTCTTCGCGCACGGGTATCAGTATTCAGACTTATGCCACAGGTGCACGCGGCATGTATATTATTGCCAATGCAGGTTCGAGTTATGCGATAGAGGCCTACGGTCCGATGCAGTTGGGTCAGCGTTCCGGGGAGCGCTGGTGTGTCCCGGGCGTACTTTATATCGGCTGTAAGTATTTGACCGGATATAACAGTTCATACCGAAAAATCTGGGGTGACGGGGTAACGATCAGTTCTTTCAGCCATATCGGTGACGGGAAATACCGGGTATATCATAATTTGGGTCATACTGATTATACGGTTATGGCGGGTTTGTGGTCAAGTAGCACTTATTACGGTTTTTTCCGTTTGCTGGAACGGACTTCTACCTATTTCGTGATTCAAAATGTAGGTTCTTCCGGTAATCCTGATGCAGGTGCTTTTGATTTTGTCATTATGGGCCGAAATAAGTGGTAGGCTCCTTTGGTGAAAACGTGTATTGCTTTTTCTACCTATTCTTTTGGAAAAAGAAATGATTATGGGAAAAGATTTGGTTGCCAAGGGACAAGTCACGATCACAACGCTGGATGAATCCTTTCATGTCCGGCAGTCGCTGGGTGAATATGTGTTCCCTGCTTCTTCCGACGGGACAATAGTCTTTGCTTTAACGGTGGTTTCGACAATTGAGGTAAGCCAGGGGAACCGACCTTATACGGCGTTTACCATAGGGAGTGTTACAAAGCCTTCAGGGTTCAGTTCGATAACAGTAGATAATAGCCGGAAGACGGTAACTTATACGGTTGCCGCTAACACAACTACGCTGGCAGACCACGGCAGTTTGGTTATTCCTGTCCTTGTCCAGGGTGTTGCCTATTCTTTGTCTTTTCATTGGGTAAAAGCCAAAAGCGGTGCAGCCGGTAAAGATACCAATATGCTGGATTGGGTGTCGGAGTGGAATACGAGTAAAACACAGATTGATTCTACGACGGTGATCACTCCGAAGATTTTTGCAGGAGTGAAAAATGCCGACGGAACTGTTACCGGAATTGCTTTGGGGCATATCCCATTGAAAACGGTGAATGTTCAAGGGACAGCTACCGTCGAGACAATCGACGGGCTGTATGGATTTCGGACGGGACGAAAGACGTTTGCTTTGGATTCTGCGGGTAATGTGGCGTTGGGCAGCGGGGATCAGTCAGTGTGTTATAATGCCCAGACGGGACGTGTCGAGTTCGGAGCGGGAGTAAGCCTGAATTGGACGAATGCTATCAATCAGGCTAAAACTGAAACCTTGAATGCGGCGGCAGCTACGGCTCAAGGGAAAGCGGATGCCGCTTTGGTTTCGGCAAAAGGGTACAGTGATACGAAGAAGAGGGAGGCTGTCACCGAAGCGGGGAAGAATGCGGACAGCAAGCTCAGTACGCTGACGGCAACGCTCAACAGTGCTATTGCCGATGCTAAAAAAGCCGGCACGGATGCCCGTGCCGTAGCAGATGCCCTGAATGCGAAAGCTACGAGTGAAGGCTGGTCAACAAAGCTGACCTATATTGATGCTAACGGTATTTTTACAGGGGCCCTTTCGGCCAATACGGTAAACGCTTTGCGGTTGAATGCTTCTCAGATTACGGCAGGAACGATTGCTACCGCGCGGCTGAATGCGGCGGAAATAAAATCGAACATCATCAATGCGGCTTACATAAACGGGCTGACGTGCGTCTTTATACGTGGTACGGTGGGTGGATGGGCTATCGGAGCGACCACATTGACGGCCAATCATATTACGCTCGACAGCGGAAATAAGCGTATCGCCGTTTATGGGGCCGGTTCGAGTGCTACAAGCGGTAAGCGGGTACAGCTTTATTATAGTAGTGACAGTGATTTCGGGTTATATGCCACCGATGCTAACGGGAGTTGTGTGGCGAGGCTGGGTTCTTCGAATGTAATTGCGGGGTGGACTATTGATACATCCCGAATTTATAAGAATAGTGTTTCGTTGGGAGCCGACGGCTCGATTACCAACGGGACGAAGTGGAAATTGAACAATGACGGTTCGGGTAGCCTTGCATCGGGGAATATTTCGTGGAATGCCGTCGGAACAGTGACTTTTGGGGCTTCGGTAAGGCTCCAGTGGAAGGATGACATAGAGGCAGCGAAAACGGAGAATTTCGGTTACCGTTATTATAAAAGACTGGTTATTAACGGAGAATCGAACAGGTATTATCCGGTAATTATCAAAGGCGGAGATCAGACCATTAAACGTGATTTACTTGTTCGCCGTAATTATTATGAACAAGCTCCGTCGGATTGGGATAACGCGAGCAGCACGCACATGGGTGGATTAATCGTTCTAATCAAGGCGAATTTCGGTGGTTGGGGTGGCGCGAGTTATTCGTGGGATATTTATGAGTTATCCGAATGTTATTCAAGAATGTTCGGTGGAGCTTCGCTGTGTGGTAATTCGTGTATGTTTGCCATATTTTTACGTGGCGGAGGCAGTACAGGGGCGGTATATCATTTATATTCAGATCAACCTCTGGATAGTTCAATTTACAGCCCGTCACCCATACCCGCATCTCCCCAAATTGCTTATAATTCGGACCAAATATTTCTATCGGGAAGTTACACGGCTTATGCTCCGGCTCCCCGCACGCTAACCTCTTCGGTTGAAGAAGAAATCCGTCGCCATCGCTTTATTGCTCTAACCCAAAGTAACGATACTACTTTAACTCAGCATCCGCTGACCTATATTGGCTCAACCGGTATTTACACCGGTACATTGACGGCGGCGCAGGTGAATGCGGTGGCGATTAATGCCGGAAGCATTACGACGGGAACGCTGAGTGCGGACCGGATAGCGGCTGGCAGTATTCATTCGGGCAAGCTGGATGCGGCAAGTATTAAGGCCAATATTATTAATGTGAGCTATATAAACGGTTTGAGTTGTACGTTTGTACGGGGAAGTATCGGGGGCTGGAGTATCGGAACGGATCATATTACGTCGGGGAGTATTGGAGCTATGGGTGCGATGCCGATTCAGATCCGTTCGGCAGCAAGCGGTTCGGGGTACTGGTACACGGGTGCCTATAAACCTCTGGGCATTACGATGACCTGGCACCAGAGCAATAATGCCGGGCATGTCGTATTCGGGCAGATTGCCGCATCGGGCAGCACTGTGAGGACTGGTTTTTTAGGCATACAGATGATGAGTTGGGACGGGCTGGAATATTTCTGTTTGTCGGCGAATTATACCCGCAGTGGTTCCAAGGAAGTTTACAACCGGATTGCCGGGTGGGCCTTCGATAATAATCATATCTATAAGAATAATGTGTCGTTAGGGGCAGACGGTTCTATTGTGAACGGCACACGCTGGAAACTGAACAATGATGGTTCCGCCTCGTTCGGTTCGGGGAAAGTGGTTTTCAATACGGACGGTTCGGGAAGAGTGGCCAATGGCAAGTTCACCTGGGATGCTTCGGGAAACATCGTCGCTCAAGGCGGTTCTTTCAAAGATGTGACTATCCAGGGGACTATCCGAAGCGCTTTTGTGCAGAATGACCCTTCGATCTGGATTACGGTTGGTGGCGGTACCACCAGCGGTGTACAGACAGATCCGGTGCATTACGATAATGTCGTTTGTACCCAAACCGGCGGTTGGAATGAGAACATCAATCTGCCGTGGACGCTGGAAAACAGCGGGCGACGGATTTGTCTGGTGAATTACAGATGGGGTTCTACCATATCGACGGGCTATATGACAATTACAGCGCCTTCCGGGAAATATTTTTTTGAAGACGGCGTATCGAAAAGTATACTTAAATTTTCGCGTGAGGTCGTGGAATTGATCGGTTACGGCGACAGCTCGACTTTTTTCGGTTGGATCGTACTGAACCGCCGGGATATGATGACCTCGGGAAGATACGGCAGTTTCCAGCAGATCCTGGCTTCCGGCATTGTGACCGGCACGAAATCTTCGGCTTCTATCCGTTATCACACTTTCGACGGTTCGACCGGTGTTTCGGTGAGCCGCCTGGGTCAGGGGATGTACCGGGTTTATCTGCCCTCGTCGTGGGGATTGGGAGGGGCCTATATGGTTATGGCAACGGGAATTTACTCGACGGCGGAGAACACGCCGATCTATCCCACGGTAAAAGCTATTTATTCCTATTATTTCGACATTTATACCCAGGATGATAATACGCGAAATGACGGTTCTTTCAATTTTCAGGTGTTCAGTACGAATAACTGGGATCATTAATCACCCGTATCTCCACCGGAAAGGCTATTACTTTATAAAAACAGTTTATGAACATTGTAAATATCACTACTACAAAGACAGCCGAGGAGCAAACGGAGAGGGCGTCTTATACGCTGGAATATGTTATCAGTAACAACCGGCTTCAACGGGTGCAGGCATCCGTTTTCAAGAAGAACGTAACTCTCAGTTCCGATGCTGCGCCGGAATTTTACGGCACGCTGACTTACGAGAATGAAACGGTTTATTGCAGTCTGCCTTACGCACAGGGAATTTCGCAGTATGTTTCGGACTTTGAGGGGTATATCGAACATATTCGGGCCGAGATGCCTTCCCTCGCCACCGACAACCAGGAAGACGTTACAAACAAATAACAAGAAGATATGGAATTAAGCATTAAGGACAGACTTTACATTCCGGTTATCCTTCCTAAAGAAGGTACATTCCGGGAGTTTAATCTCAAGAAGGAGATTTTGCGCAAGATTGAAGTTTCGGAGGGGGAACGCCAGGAAGTGGGTCTTCATGAGAACCAGGAGACGAACCGCATCGAGTGGGACGTTGAAAAAGACGTGCCGTTGAATATCGACCTTTCGCCGGATGAACTGAAATATCTGCAACAGGCATGCGAGAAGATTTCGGACGAGAAGCTACCGGACGACTTGTGGATGACTATCGAAAAGCTGTACGACAATTCTCAGCCGCAGTAGTATAACCCATTCCTCTTTTTTTGTGCTAATCTTTAGTAGCACGCCCCCGGATGCTGGTGTGTCCGGGGCTTTTTTTATCAAATATATGTCAAGACAAGATATTACCATGAACGCCGCTTTGGGCGAAGTAAATACTACCGAGAACCTTACCGGTAAGGTGTTTTATGACTTCCGGCTTCTCGACAGGGAGGATGAGGGCCGGATTTACGGAGAGATTGCGCTTCCTGCCGATTTCCGGATACGGCAGCTTGCGAATGTCTGCATCGGTGTGCGGATTCCCTACACGCCTTTGTATAAAGAACTGCATGTACGCCTACGGCTGGGTGGCGGGAACGGACATCCCGAATACCTGATGAATCCTACGACGAACAAAAGCTGGTATGGTGTATTCCGGGAGGACGAAAGCGGTGTAACCCGTGTCATACGGCTATCGCAATATGGGACGATCCATGCAGAGGGACTTTACAATCTGATTCTGCGGGACGGTTACCTTGCCTTGTTTTCAGGCGCGGAAACCGACCTGACGATCGGGGCTTCCAAATACCAGAACGAGGTGTTCCTGCTGAAAGCCTTTCCGGGGAGTTTGTATCAATATCCCACTACGGGTGTCGGGCTGATCGATTTTCTGCACGGGAATTTCGAGAATAACGGTTTGGCAGCCAAACTGCAAAGTGAATTCAGCAGTGACAATATGATTATCGATAACGCCTATATGGATTCAGCAACCGGAGAGTTGCTGCTGGAGACCCGGGAAAAGGAGGATGACAATGGGTAAATATATCGTCACTACCGGACAAAATATCTATGATGTGGCCCTCCATCTGACCGGCTCGATTGAAGGAATTATAGACCTTATGTTGAGCAATCCCACCCTTTCCCTGGAGGATACCTTACATAGCGGTGACGAGCTTTCCTATACGGACGGTTTTGTTATCAATGCGGAGGTGGTGGCGGAATACCGCCGTAACGGAATTGTCCCAGCAGGCGGGGAACGCGGGGTTTACCCCAAATACCCTTCAGGGCGTCAGCGCATGCAGTTGACGGTGGATACCCTTCGGCAGGATGTGGGGTTTATGATTTCGGGCAGCGGTACACTGGAAGTGGATTGGGGCGATAACTCCCTGCTGGAAAACATCGTGCTGTCCCCCGAGCCGCAGACCATCTATCACCGTTTCGACAGCGTAATCGGTATGGCACGGCAAATTCGCATATACGGGAATGAAGTTTCACTTCGCCTGTTCGATCCGGGTGCAGCCAAATTGCAGCGGCTGCTCGTGCAAGAACCGCTTGATTGCGAACAATTCTTCCTGTGTGAGAGCAATTTACCGTTGGATTTTATGCCTTTGTTGCGGGGGACTTACCGGATGCGGCTTTGTGGCACGAGTTGCGGGAGCTTGCTCCCCGTTGCCGAATGCCGGGAATTGATGTCGCTCGATCTGAGTGATGCGGACGTCAGCCGTACGGCATTGGATCTTTTTCTTATCCGATTGGTAACTCACCACTATGGGCGCTGGAATTGCGAGCTGACACTTCCTTTCAGCCCCTATGGAGAGTACCGTGAACCGCCCAGGGACCCGGGTGGAAACTATGTCATCGCTACCGGCATGGAGGCCGTGTGGTTGCTGACGCACGAGGAAAGCTGGAATGAGGGTGGCGACTGGATCGTTCACATCGGACAGGAGACTTACCGTTATTTATCAAAATAATCTAACCAGAAAATATGAGCCGAACACTGAATGCAATTTATAAGGAAGCGGTTGCGGAGCGTAACAAGCGACTGGAACTGACCGAATTTTCAAGCGACTCAAAGCTGTCGATCCTGAACGGTATCACCTGGGTGGTGGCTGCCGTGATTTACAGTTTTGAGACGATTCTGGATGTTTTTGCCTATGATATTTCGGAGACGATCAACAAACGCATCAACGGCACGCCGGACTATTATGCCCGTGCGTTACTCCAGTATCAGAAAGGAGACGAGCTGACTGTACGTGAAGACGGCCTGGCTTTCGGGTATGCCTCGGTGGATGAGAGCAAACAGATTATCACGCAGGTATCTTACGAAGAAAGTACCGACGACGTAAATCTGGACAGCAAGCTGGTGTTGAAAGTAGCTACCGGAGACAAGGGTAACCTTTCGGCAATACCCGCCGATGAACTGGTACAAATCCGTACTTATCTGAACCGGATTAAATTTGCGGGCACACGCATTGAAGTCACTTCGCTGCCGGGCGACGTGCTGGTTCCGCGTTTGTCGGTTTACTGGGACGGGGCTATTTCGGAAGCGGAAGTCTACGACAATATCGAGGCTTCCCTGAATGAGTATATGATGAACATCGATTTCAATGCGGGAATTTATGTATCGAAAGTCATGGCAGCCATCCGTTCGGCCGAACATGTCACGGATGTGTGGATTGACGAAGAGGCAACACCTGCCCAAGGGGTATTTCTGGCTTGCTATGACACTGACGGGGCATTGAAACCTTTGCAAAAAGTGTCCCGGGTACAGAACACCACTTCGGGATATTTGCGCCAGTCTTCCGGCAAAGATCAGGAAGAAGGCCTGCCTAATTTTCGTGAAGCCTTAAAACTGACTGTGGATGAATAAGCGTTATCATCTTCCAACGGATAAGCTGGTGAACCGCCTTATCCCGCACTATCTTCCGGGCCGGCGTTATATCCTGTTGCTGCAAAGTCTTTTGTGGCCTCTTCAAAGGCTAAATGACCGTTTTTGCGAGTGGGCCCGTGAACGCCAGACCGAGGCCCGTATGACCTCGCAGGTGCTTTGGTTCGAGTGGTGGCTGAATTACCGCTTCCGTCGTTATTTCGCTGACGGGACCGACAGCATTTATATTGCCGACAGCACCCCTTTGGGTGTGGATCTCTATCATGAAGGATCGGTTTCGGGCCGTCCCTTTACCGTCTGGTATGAGGGTGAACAGGTTGACGCGGAAGCCGAATCGGAAAAGCCACGTCCTTTTTACCTCTACAGCGAAGAAAAAGCGATCCGCAAGGTGAGTTTCATGGTGTGCGTTCCTACCATAACCATTCCTACCCAGGAATTTGTATATATGTTATCCTATGCGGTAAATACATACCGGACGGCGGGTAAGACCTACCTGATCCGGATTGACGGTGAAGAGATTAAACCTAATAAAACGAAATAGCCGTGAAAGAATTCATTGCGGAACCCGGCGGCCGTTATACCTACGCCGACGATATCATCAATCTTCAGGATATGGTGCTCGGCTTGAGCACCTTGTTTTCAGCATGCAGTAATTTCATCATTTCCGGTTGTGTGGCTTCGGGCACAGCGATTACTCCGGGATATGTATGGCTGAACGGTAAGGTACGCCGTTTTGAGGGCTGCAACGACGCTGTATATCCGTACTATATTTACGAAAAGAACAGCCATGAGACCGTAGCCTATGCCAACGAAGTAAACAAACGGGGACGTTGTTGTTATCTTGCCCTGGGCGGAACATCTGTTCCTGAAACTACCGATGCCGTCACGGGAGTGTATCCCCAGTTTATCGAAATCACCACAGATTATGCACCGAGGTTGTTGGACAAGTTTTTCGGGCGTTATGCTTTGATGACGGATAGCCCTTTCACCGGGCAGACCGTCCGGAAAGACTTGCTATTGACAGGCACGCTGACCGTGGAGAAAGGTATCGAGAGCAAGCATTCCTTTCTGATAGCTCCCGCGGGCAACAACTATGTGTTGCGTGGATATTTCCCCGAAGCCGGCATTGCCCGCATCGAAGTCACGAAGAACCCGGCCGGACCGGTAACGGCCCTGCAACTGAACAGCAGCAACGGCGAGATCAGCATTATCAGCAAAGGGATTGCCTGCGCCACGTTCTATGACCGGACGAGCCGTTTTCTGGACTTGAGTAGTACCACGGCCCGTCTGGGGAGCCTGTATGTGTCGGCCGACCAGTTCGGCAATACCGCTGCTACCGGCGATAAAGGCTCTGTACGCGTCAATTATACGGGGTATCAGCAAGGAGTAACTTATTACCGCAATTTCGAAGTTTACGACGGGAAAAAATGCGCTGTTCCGCTGTTGCAGACCGAGGGAGCCACTCGCAAGATAAATGTGGGCGGTTTGCTGTGTGTAGATGCCGGTTACGGTATCCGGCTGACAAACTCGGACCAGAGCGGGTCTTTGCAATGGCTGAATGCTGAGAGTACGGCCGTTGCCGGTGTCGGTTTTCTTGTCGATGGAGCCGCCGATCTGACCATTGAAAACACACTCGGGGGACTTGTCCTTACCGGAAAGACCTATGTGGATGTGAAAGGCGATTTGCGCATTGACGGTGCTTCGGTGGCTTTGACCTATGCCACCCAGAAATCGCTGGAAGAGGGATTGAAAAAGAAAGTGGATGCCGAAGCAGGCAAAGGACTTTCGACCAAGGATTTTACGGCGGAGCTCTGCGCCAAACTCGAAGGGATTAAAGACGGGGCTTTTGCCGGAGAAGATACAACCCAGAGTGAGGGTTATGCTTCGGTGGCACAAGTCTCGGCGGAACTAAAAAAGAAAGCCAATTTGTTGCTGGACGGTCTGGACGAAGGCCAGCGGCAGACAGCCGCCCAAAATCTTAACGTCTATTCAAAGAAAGACGCTGATGACCGTTTCGGCCGTCTGACGGAGTTATTCCAGGATTTCATCACTTATCTGGTGGGCCAGGGCAAAAGTTCAACCGAGGCGCAGCAGATCCTGCGGGAGAAATTGGGAGCTGCCGGAAGCCAGGAACTTGCCGACAATTATGTGCGCCGGGACGGGAAGCTGGGTGATCTGACACTTCCGAACGACGAAGCCCGGAAACTGGCTTGCAAGACATTGGGCGCAGCTTATGCCGCCGACTACGAACCCAAAATTGTGGATACCGGGTGGATGCAGATGTCCAACAGCGGTTCGGGTACCGATACCCGTGAACTGTTCGTGCGGCAGATCGGTAACATCGTGTGCATCCAGGGACGTATCAACACCGCGCGTCGTGACGGCAGCAACTGGGGCGGTGTAGTCGCCGTGATCCCGAATAAGATTTCCCCGCCCAAATACGGGGTACGATTGTCTGTCGCCGATTTCAATGACGACCACAAATACAACCGGGGCACCTCTTTTATGATCGATGCCAATTCCCGTAAGGTTCAGCTTTACGAGAGCGGCATGTATAACAATACTACGAATCTAAATTTCTCATACATGGTATAATATGAAAAAGTTAAACATCGAGCGTGACCTGGCAAGCCGGGCCGCTATTGCCGCAGCAGGACAGCGGCCTGCCGTGCAAGCAGAAGAACCGCAAGTCGAACCAGTAAAATCCGAATCCGATGGCACAAGCGAAGAAGTACCGGGGCACGAGGATCACCCGCAAGGCGGAAAAGAAGCCTCTAAGCCAGTCCGGAAAAGCCGGAAGGCCCCGGGGAACGTATAAGCGTTACCTTTTTGAGGAGACCAAGCTGGGGTTCTTTCTCAAATACGAGGTGCCGGAAGTGTACCAGCTTATCATGCAGTCGTTGCCTCCGGGCAAGCACCGTGCGCCTCCTCCTCCGTTGATCCGGGTAGTCTGTTCCGCCTCGAAGGACCCGTCATTGCGAAAACCGAAGTTCCAGCGTTATCTGGAACTTTATGAACGTGACGGTCTTTATTGCCGGCGGGCTACCCGGATGACACCGGAGAAGAAACCTTTTTATGACGAGATGCGGCGGCGCAAACTGGAAGCCTTTATCCGTCGTAACCGGAAACTCATTTCAGCTATCCGCCGGCGTATGATGGAGGATGCCTCCAAAGTGGATGTTTCACGTCTTTATCCGGTAGAGCGGTTACGCCTGCCCTGGCAACCGAAATGAAAAGGATACTCAAGACAATTATTGACTGTGTTTTATAAAGCATTTTATTACAGGTGTTTACAATGTTTTTTCACAAACAAATAAGCCTATATTTTGCCGGGTAATGAAATGCTTTTATTTTTGTGCACCTTCTCATTTTGCGAGACAGGAGCCTTTTTGTCAATTGAACCGTCCTTTTCCGGGCGGCGTGTAATGTAAGCGGTAACCCGGCTTCCCCGTCCGGCTTTCTTGCCCTTCATCAGATTCTAAATTGAAGATCAGCGGTGTATCCGAACCCGCCGGTCGTTTCTTTTCAGATTCTTCGGCAAGTATCATTTTATCACTTACAGCTTTATGCAAGAAGAAAATCTTGAAAGAGAAAACCAGCTTTCCGTCGAGGAGTTATTCCTTGCTTCCCAGGAAAGCTATGCCCAGGCACAGCAACGGGCGCAGGAAGAAAACAAAGCCTTTGCCCGCACGGAGTTTTTCCGTATGGATAAATTAGGCGTTTACCGTCTTCGCGTGCTGCCTCTCGCTCCCAATCCTGACGGCACAACAAGCCGTCCCGGTTATGAATTCCCCGTCCACCAGCTTTTGCTGGAACTTGAAAAACCCTCCTCGGGCGGGAAACCTTCCTATATGTATGTTACTGTCCCCCGTGCCACCGATGCCGGCTATCCGGTAGACCTGATCGACACCTACCGCCGTGCGGCGGTTGCCGAAGCCAAGGCCCAGGGAGACGAAAAGCTGGCCGAAAAAATCGGCGGCGGATCATTCGGCGGTGGCTTGAAGTACAGCTACGGCCATGCCATGTATATCATGGACCTTTCGGAACGCGCCAAAGGATTGCAGCTTCTCACCCTTTCACACAGCCAGTTTAAAGACCTCGACGAACGTAAATTCAAGCTCTGGCAAAAGAAACTGGCTAAAAATCCGACTTATCCCTGCCCGGTAAGTTCCGTTCAGGATGCCTATCCGGTTGAAATCGAGAAAAAGAAAAACGGTGGCAAGACCGAATACCTTATCAGCATCGACAACGAAGCCGATACCGACGTGCTTTCAAAAGAAGAATTGACAGCGCTGATGGGCGCTCCCCGCATCCCGGAAGTGATTTACCGTTATTCCCGCTATCAGGCGGAAGCGACGGTGGCTTTCCTCAAACAATGTGACGAACGTTATGGCATGGAGCTGATGGAGAGCGAAGAAATGAAGGAGGCCGTGGAAACGCTGATGACCGCACTTCCCAAGGAGGATACGAGTTCCTTCTCGTTCGACAAGCGCACCAAGGATAACAAGGAGAATCCGGCTGCCGGTGCCGCTACGCTGGATGACCTTTTCGACCGTTACGAAAGCCTGCAAGCCGAGGGACTGGGCGACCGTACCGAGCAAGGGCAGGAACTGCGGGGGCTTATCCGTGCCTATATCGAACAGGAAGGGCTCTCGATCCGCGTTACCCGCTCGACCTCGAACAAAGATCTGCTGGAGATGATCGAGGAAGCGATGCAGGCTCCCTCTCCGTTGAAGGCTCCGGGAGATGAACCGGAAGACGAAACGGCAGGTGAAGAGCCTCGCCGCCGTCGCAGATAATCAGACACATATAGTATTCACACAAAGGGAGGTACGGCTTCGGGCCGTGCTTTCCTTTCCCATCCTACATCTGTATGAAAAAGGAAGAAATCTATCCGTGTCTGTTGTTACTCAATGACATACACGTCTCAAAAGATAATATCCCGGAATTTATGTCCAACTGGCAGGAGGCGCTGGATGTCTGCCGCCGGATGAATATCCGGGACATCGCCCTGGGCGGCGACCTGTTTATGAGCCGTGCGGCACAAACGCTCGACACCTTGCTTGCCGTGCATGACGCTTTACTGTTGGCAGCCGAAAACGGTATACGTATCGTAATGATCAACGGCAACCACGACAAGGTAAACCAAGAATCCGTGCGGGGCTATTGCCACATTTTCGACCAGCACCCGAACGTGCTCGTGGGTGACGATCACATCTCACTGCCATGTCCTGACGGACAGCGTTTCGTGTTACACATGATCGCCTATTTCCCAGAGAACGGAAGTTTTTCCGAGAAACTGGACGAGGTGAAAAGCAAGGCGCTTGTCTCCGGTAAACTCAATTACCTGTATATTCACGAAGGGATCAACGGAGCTTTGGCACAACCTTCGGATAACGAGCTACCCGCCTCCGTTTTCGAGGAGTTCGACCGCGTATTTGTAGGTCATTACCACAACCGTACCATTATCCCCGGCACCCGTATCGAGTATATCGGCTCTTCCCGTCAGCACAACTTCGGTGAGGACGAGGAAAAAGGATACACAGTGCTTTACCCGGAGGGACGGCATGAGTTTGTGAAAAACCGGGTGAACACCCGTTACCGCACTATCGACGTGGTGGCAGAAAAGGCAGGGCTACACCTTGCCGACGAATTGGACGAGATCCGTGCGGAGGGCCGCTATAAAGTACGTGTCCGCATCCATGGCCGTACTTCCCAGTTACCGAATATCGACAAGCGTGCCCTTTTTGAAGCGGGTGCCTCCAAAGTGGAGCTGGTGGCCGAGGAGGTAGAGACGATGCCACTGCCCGAAGGGGATTTGCTGGAACGCTATGACCGGGAGAAAATCAGCGAGAGCTACCGGGAATTTTGTCGCCTGAAGACGATCGACGATCCGGAATACGGCTTAATGTATTTATCACAAATCGACGGAATACCATGTGGAAATTAGATCAAATCGAGGCGGTAAACCTTTGTGCTTTCCGCCAACTCAACTATACGTTGAAACAAGGGGTTACCACCCTGATTTTCGGAGATAACCGGGACAACGAATCGCAACGCTCGAACGGAAGCGGCAAATCGGCCCTAATCGAGGCTATCGCCGTCGGAATAACCGGTAGCCCGCTCCGAAAAGTGCGTGGCGAGGAAATTATCAATGATGGCGCCGGGGAATGTTATGTGCTTTTGCAGTTCTCCAATGACGCTGCTTCGGAAGTGTTTTGCATCGAACGCCGTATTCCCCGTAAAGGCGCTTCAACGGTTTGCTGCCGTATCCTCCGGGACGGTAAAACGGTAACGGGCAACGAGGCCGTACAGCCGTCCGTGGACGCATACAACCGCTATATCCTTGAAAAGCTGGGGATCACCCGGGAGGAGTTGTTCAACACCTTTATCCTTTCCAAGCACAAGTATCAGGATTTCCTGTCCGCTTCGGATACCCAGAAAAAAGAGATTATCAACCGTTTCAGCAACGGCGTGCTGGTAGACCGTGCCATCGAAAAGGTAGGTGAAGATATGGCTCCCCTGGAAAAGGAGTTGCAGGATGCAACGCTGGAGCTGGCCGGTATCGATGGGCGTATTGAAATGCTTACAGAGCAAATCGAACGTGAGGAATCCACCGCTGCCGAAAAAGCGCGTACCCGTGAAGAACGTATTGAAACGATGCAAGAAACCATTGGGCAGAAAAACGCTTTAATCCAGGAGAAGAACAGCCGCATCACGGTCTTGCAAGAACGTACGGCAACCCTGGAAGTAAGTGACGAGGCCCTGCAAACTTTGGAAGAGAGTGAAAAGCCGGTGGAAAAGTGCCTGGACGAGATACGAGGTCTTTTTGCCGGGCTTGCCGTTACCGGTCTGACCGACTGGAACGAGGTGGTAAAGCAAAAACGGGTACGGATTGCCGAGGCGGAAACAGAACTGGAACGGGCGAAGTCGGATTTATCGGAAGCGGATCAGGCCTTAAAACGACTTACAGGCGAATGTGAAAGCCTGCAAGAACGATATGCAGAGGTCCGTAAGAACAATAAAGAGAAAACCGGAGGTTACGAAAATCAAATCCGGGAACTGGAAGACCGGCTTACGGTCCTGAACGGTGATTTGCAAAGAATGCGTCAACGCCGCCGGGAATTGCTGACCGAGACCGAACACCTTAAAGGGCAACTTTCGGGTACTATCCGTTGTCCGGCCTGCAAGCATGAATTCCTGCTTGCCGATGAGGATTTGGACATCGCCGCCGCACGGGAGACTCTGGAGATAAAACAAGAACAGCTCCAGGATACCGATGCCGGTATTCTCCGCTGCACCAACGAAACGGCAGCCCTGGAAAAAGAACAGGACAAACTTCGGGAACAGAAACGCACGCTCACCAATGAGACCAATGCTGCCGCCGAAGCTCTTTCGCGCTGTGAAGAAACCGTACGTAGAGCCCATGACCGTTTCCGCAAAGCCGGACAACGGAAAGCGCATATCGAATCGGATATTGCGGCGTTGCGGAACGAGGTGGAGAGTGTGCGCCGGAAACTCTTTGACGAGGCATTCGCCCTGATCGACGATGCCTGCCGGTGCGTTGAACGTGAAATCCGCCAGACAAAGGAAGAAATCCGCTCGGCAGAAAGCGGGATCACCACACTGCGGGAAACCATACAGGAACTATCGGAAACTTCGGGTTCGGATACGCTTTGTACGTTAAAATCCTCACTCAAGCAATACCGCACCAAGTCGTCGGAAACGGCATCCCGAAAGGAGAAAACCGAACGACGTTTACAACGGATGCAGGAGCAGCAGGAACGTTTCGTGCAATTCAAATCTTATCTGGCCGGAACGAAAATCGAAGCCTTGAACCGTATCACCAACGAATTTTTAGAGAGTATCGGCTCCGATATCCGTATTCACCTGTCGGGCTTCACGGTACTTAAAACCGGCAAAATCCGGGAGAAAATCTCGGCGAGCCTGATCCGTGACGGAATTGATTGTGGCAGTTTCGGAAAATTCTCGCAGGGCGAGGCCGCCCGTGTTCATCTGGCTACGATCCTTGCCATGCAGCGGCTGGTGAACGGCGGTTGCGAGACGGACAAAGGGCTGGACCTGCTTGTCCTGGACGAGATACTGGACGCTATGGATGAAAGCGGACTTGCCAGCACTTTTACCGCCTTGAACCACTTAGGGATCACTTCACTGGTGGTTTCGCACGGAAACGTGGCTGAAGGGTATGAACACAAACTGGTAATCGTGAAGGAGAATGGAGAATCAAGAATCGGATAAGGTTACACGGGAACAAGTTTTAGGGCTGGATATTGCTACGCATACAGGCTATTACAGTGTGCGTGAGAGCGGAACCTGGAACTTTACTGAGAGCAAACGCCGCAATGGCAATAAGATGCACGGGGCGTTCCGGGTGATGCTTCTGGCGTTTATCCGCCGTTACGGCATCCGCCGGATCGTAGCCGAAGATGTGAGCGTGAACCGCCATTTCTACGACATGCGGCGGCTTGCCGAACTCCGGGGTATTCTGCTGGAGGTGTGTGACGAAATGGATTTACCCGAACCGGAATTTGTGAATCCCGCCACACTGAAAAAGTTTGCTACCGGGGACGGGCGTGCCGATAAGGCAGCCATGATCCGGGCGTGCCGGGAGAAATACCGTTATGAACCCGTGGATGACAATGCGGCGGATGCCTGTCATCTGTACCATTATTACCTTCGGAAATATCGCATTTAAGTAATTATGAAACAAAGCCATATAATTGACGCACATCGAGTTGCTGACAGATTGAGAATGAGTTTTCACTATCAATCCGTCAGCCTATGGAACAAAATAGTAAACCTCTTCCAGATGAAGAGTTAGCAGATATAGAGCGTCGTACCGAGCTTTTTAACCGGTATATTGTGCCGAACCGGAATTTAGTGTACCGGCTCTGCATCCGTTATTCTTTCCGTCAGGAAGATATTGCAGACAATTACAGCGATGTGCTGGTGAATTTCTTCAAGTACATCGCCACGTATGATCCCCAGCGCTGTATTCTTAACTGGATACATATCGTCACCAAGCGATTTGTCATGGAGGCAAACCGCCGTCGCAGCCACATGCCCGTTTCGGACAATGTGAGCGTCTTGTCCCTTGTCTCGTCGCTCACCGATGAGGATGAAGGGCACGGGAATGCTTTGGGTGTGGGTAACTACCGCGACTTTTATAACGATGACATCCTGGCTGCCCTGGACACGCTCAAACCGATATACCGGGAAGCACTGATTCTACAGCAAGCCGGGTACAAACTGGAAGAGATCGTCGAAATATCGCACCGCAACGGCAATTTGAAAAGCCGGAGCATGGACACTATGAAAAGCAGGATATTCCTGGCCAAACAGCAGATGCGCAAATTGATTACACCCGATGGAGAAAAACGAGAGGATACGAGTGACGATAGCGCTGTTTGAGGTTCTTGTGCGCCGGTTGCTGTCAGCCTCTTTCCGTTTTCCGGGCGGAGCTTCCGCCCGGCGTGTGGTGGGCGACTGTCTGAAAGCACTGCAAACGAACGGTGGCGGAGAACTTTCGGATGAACGTCTGACGGATTTCTGTATCTGTCAGGTGCATGCCATCAGCCGCTTCGATGGGGATTACCTGTCACGCCGCTGGTTTCCGTCGCATTCGTTCGGAGCCAAAGCCCGTGCCCGTTTTGGAGCATTGACACCCCAGCGGCGCTATCACGAGGACCGGTGGCTGGAAAGTGCCGGTCTTTCGCGGGCGTTGCTGCCGTCGCTGGTGCATGACCGCCGGGAGCATCCGTTGTGGCAGTTTCTGGACCCGGCTTACGAGGAAAATACCAAGAACCGTGTTGTAAACACCCCCGTGTGTTACTATGTGTGCGGTGTCTCGACCTTGTTGTGGAATCCCTTTTCAGCAGCCTGCCGCCGGTGCCTGCGTACGGAACGCTGCCGCAAGCGTACCGCCGTCCGCTACCCGGAGTTGTACCGTCTCAGGTGTGAAGAAAGCGAAAGGAGGACATGGAAATGAAAAATGAAACCGTCAATCCGTTGTCGGCGGAATTCCTGTACGAGTTGTATGCCGCCGTCCTGCGTTACGACACTCTGTGCGCAATCGTCGCCGAGAATATGCGGAAAGAATACCTGCCGGACAAGAGCTTCCAGAAAGTGCAGGAAGTGATTACGCATCACTACCGCACCTATAAGGTTCCGCCGACATACGCCACCTTGTCGCAGACTTTCCAGGGAGATTACGATGTGATCGAGCTGATCGGCACCTTTCAGGAATACGAGGAAGAGAATTCGAGCGTCGAAGCCCTGACGGATTTGCTGGAGGGCTACATCAAGGGAGTGCGGCTGCAAAAGGTTTATACCGAAGTGGGCAAACTCTATAATCAGAACCGTCCCGACAAGGCCGAAGAGGTATTGGCGGAATATGCCGGATGGCTTTCCTCGTTTACTCTCCGTACGAACGCATTCGTGGACGTGGCAAAGACGTTCCGGGAACGGTTCGAGCACAACCGCCGCCGGGAAGCCGAAGCGAGGGAAAGCCGCCTGCCGCAGGTGTGCCGTTTTTATATTCCCTACCTGGACGCACTAAACGCGGGACGGAACCTGCGGGGACAATTGACCTGTTTCCTGGCTTCGACGGGTGTCGGCAAATCACATCTGGCGAAATATATCGGTATCCGTGCGGATATCGACGACGGGCTGTATGTGTTGCACTACCAGCTCGAAGGATCGGAACAGGAAGCGCTGGACGCCTACAGCGGCGGCATGATCTCACGCAACGCCTATTATTTTGAGCAGGGCCGGATTTCAGACCGGGAATTCAAGCATTTTGAGGAACTGGTGATGAATTATGCCGGAAGTATCACAGTACGTTCTTTCCCCCGCTTCAACACCCGTATCTCGACACTGGACATCAAAAACGGCATTGCGGAGTACCGGAAGATCAACGGCCGTTCTCCGGACATCGTGATAATCGATTCGATGGACCTTTTGACCGACGCCTCGCGCCGGCAATGGGGAGCCGAATACGAACGGGCGAAGCGGATTGCTGTGGCGAATGATCTGAAAGACCTTGCTGCGGACGAAAACGTGTGGATGGTGGTGACCTATCAATCAACCATCGAGGACCGCGACTGGCTGAATAACGAGCGTAACTGCCTTACTGAGTACAACTGTTCGGAGGCAAAAGGTCTGGCACGCCCGTGCACGCATCTGATTTCACTGAACCAGTCATCGGCTGAACGGAAAGAAAACCTGATGCGGCTTCATGTGGCCAAAAGCCGGTTTTTCCGTAAGGGGGACACCATTAAGATTGCCACGAATTACGACGATGAAGTATTCTTTGACGCGGAACGCTCCTTAACCCTTCAACAGCACGACAATGAATCTCTCTAAAACGGAATATGATTTTCTGGTGGCGGAGCTGCGCATGGAACTGGGAGCCCGGACGGACGGTGGCGGAAAGAATCTGATCGCCCGTTGTCCGCTATGTGGGAAGGAAGGGAAATTCGGTGTGTACGTGGGGCCTGAGACCGCTCGCAAGAAGCCATTTATGGCGCATTGTTTTTCGTGCGGCTATTCGGCAACTACGCTTCCCCGGCTACTGGAAACACTGGGACGCATGGATCTGCTCCCGACGGAAACCGTCTCGCTTGCTTCTCCTTTGCCGAACCTGCTTTTCCCGCTGGAAGACGGTGCGGATGAAGTGGACGATGAACTGGGGATTGTCAGCCTGCCGGATTTCTGGCGGCGGGTGTTTACGCATTCTTACCTGCAAGGCCGTGGGTTCAGTTACGATGATTACGATTATTTCCCGGTGGGAAGCACGCGCGGGTTGAACCGCCGGTGGGATGACTACGTGATTTTTCCGATCCTCGATGCCGGGGACACGGTGGGTTACGTGGGACGGCATACCTGGCCCAAGGCGGAAATCGACGCTTACAACAGCCGGGCTAAACGCAACGGAAATTACAAGATTCTGCGGTTCCGCAATTCCGTGGAGAACGACTTCGTAAAATTGCTCTACAATTATGATGCGGTGGCCGAGGGCAAGACCGACACGGTAATCCTTACGGAAGGTATTTTCGACGTAGTGGCCCTCACCCGTAAACTGGAGTTATACGACAATCACCTGGTGGCCGCCGTGGCTACTTTCGGCAAGAAGATTTCCCGTACCCAGATTTATAAGCTCCAGATGAAAGGTGTACGCACGGTCATCATCGGTTACGACGGGGATGCCGTCGCAGCAATCAAAAAGACGGCAACGGAGCTTTCGTCCTATTTCGAGGTTTTCGTGGCCGATATACCCGATCCGGCAAAGGACTGGGAAGACTTATCACCGGAGGAGATATACAGCGTGTTTGCATACGGCCTCCGGACACCTATCGAATATCAACTTTCTAAAATACAACAGCAATGATGAAAGAGTTACAAGCATGGCTCGAAGCGAACCGTATCGCTTACCGGGCAATCGACCGTGAAGTGGTCGAAATAGAGAATTTCGGTAAACTGTTTCTGGCAGACCTGTCGGAGGTGTCATCTATTTTCCGGGGAACGGGCAGCGACGTGCAATTCAACCTGATGGAACGACCGGAAGTGTTGCTTTCGGAAGGGATCGAATACGTGGCTTTCCTGTTCGGGGACAACTGGTATTATTACGGACTGCGTGAGGGTTTCCGTTTCAATATCCTCAAATACATAGGACGGCGTGTACCGGGCAAAGTGCGAATACCTTATGTGAACTTAGGCATACATACGCCCTATGAATTGTTAAACGCCTCGGGTGACGTATCCTTGTGGGTGAAAAAAGCCCGTTGGCTGGGCCATACCGCTCTCGGTATCTGTGACCGGAACACGATGGGCGCGACACTCGCCCTGCAAAAAGAATGTGCCAAAGCCGGCTTGCGTCCTGTGTTCGGTTATTCCTGCACGCTGGCGCATGAGGGTGAAAAGGTTGATGTGAAGATTTACTGCCAGACCCAACGGGGATTACGGAACTTGCTGCGCATCCAGAAAGCCGTTATGGTAGACTCGGAAGACGCGACACTCGCTCTTCCCGACCTGCTCCGGTATAGTGACGGGAATGTCGTAGTACTGGGCCGCCTTTCGTCATATTGGATGGAGCAGAACCGGCATGTGGTGAAAGCCTTGCAGGAGGTGGCCGACAAGGTGTACTACCAGGTGGATCTTTCGGAGTATAAGGCCGAGCGTCTGGATGCCGAAGTATTGAAAGCCACGGCTCACTATTTCGACACTTTTTACGATGGAGAAACGGGAGAGTTCCGTGTCGAACCGGTGCTGATCCCGGAGAGCTACTACCCGGACAAGGACGAGGCCCGCACGAAAATCGTACTGAACAAGATAGCCAGCGGAGCCGCCCATGCACAAAGCGACGACCAGTATTTTAAAGATACGGACGAGCTCTATGAGCAGGTGTCGGGTTTATTCGACAGTGCCCGTTGGAATGTAGAGGAGCTTTTTGAACGGATGTGCCGCCATACGGTAGAGATTGCCGAGGGAGCTGTGGCCCGTTATCAGACGGAACGGAACTATATGCCGCGGTATGATATGACTTCTGAAGAAAAAGCCCGTTACACGGATGCTCACCGGATGTTTCTGGCGTTGCTGGAGGAGGGTTTCCGGCGACTTGTACCTAAAGGATGTGAAAAAGAATACCGCCAGCGGCTTGAAAAGGAGATTTATATTCTGGAATCGACGGATAATGTGGATTATATGCTGATCCAATACGATACGGTGAATTGGGCACGGCGTAACGGTATCCTCGTGGGTTGCGGACGTGGCTCTGCGGGTGGTTCGCTGGTGTTGTATCTGCTGGGAATTACGCTTATCGACCCAATCCAGTACGGGTTGTTGTTCGAACGGTTTCTGTTGCCCGAACGTGCGGGACTTTATCCTGACCGGGTGACTATGTTGTCGGATGAGGTGTTGTCGCAGGATTTTGTAAGGGTGTATTTCGAAGACGGGCGTAGGTTGTGTCTGGACCGGGATGCGATGTTGTTGGTGGATCGTGGCGGTAGTCGCCGGGAAGTGTATGCAGATCAACTCCGGGCGGATGACGATGTTATTTTTGACAACCGGAGTTTGTTGTTCTTACTTGATTCTTACTGCTTATGAAAATCCGGAAGATCGAGCCGAGGAGTACGGCAGAAGCAGTAGAGGTTGCAGATACTTTTGTAGGTGACGGTTATCGTCAGGGACTGGGCGGGCAGTTGCCGGACGTGGATATAGACTTCCAGAGTGACCGCCGTCAGGAAGTGAAAGAATATCTCGAACAACGCTACAATACAGAGGGGCGGCGTCAGGTGTTTTCTGCGGGGACACTCACGACCCTCAAAATGAAAGCGGTATTAAAAGATGTCTGCCGGGTCCACCGGGTGCCGGTAGGTGTGGTGAATTATATCACGGCGATTTTCGAGGATGACAATATGAGCTGGACGGATCTGTTCCGCCTGGCTGCGACCAACAAAAAGGTGCGGGATTTTATCCAGCGTTATCCACAGGTCATCGAGGATATACGACCGCTGATGGGCCAACCCCGTTCGGCTTCCGTGCACGCTTCGGCTATTATCATCACGCCCAAGCAGCAGGATGGCGAACCGATGGAGTGTTTCGACTATACGCCGATCCGGAAAACGGATGAACTGCTGATTTCCGAGCTGGACGGTTATTCGATTGACGAAGTGGGATTGCTGAAAAACGACTGTCTCGGCATCAAGGAGCTCTCCAAGATACAGGCCGTGCTGGATATCTGCAACCGGGAATACGAAGCCGGGCTTACTTTCGAGGGGCTTGTGCGCAGCCGTCTGGATGATGAAAAGACTTATCGTCTGTTGAGTGAAGGTTATACCCAGAATATCTTTCAGTTTGCTTCCCGTGGTATGACCCGTTTCTTGCAGGATATGCGTCCCGAACGTATCGATGACCTGATTGCTGCCAATGCGCTCTATCGTCCTGCGACGCTTGAATCGGGCTCGGCGGAAAAATTCCTGCTCGGACGCCGTGGTGAGGTGGCACCGGTTTATCTGTGGGGCACGCATGAAGCATTGAAAGAAACTTATGCTACCCTGGTTTATCAGGAGAGTCTTGCTCAAATGGCCCGTGAGGTGGGCGGTTTTTCGCTGGCGGAGGGCGTGCGGTTGCTGAAACTGATCTCGAAGAAGAAAATTTCGGAAATCCATGCCCTGAAAGAGAAATTCATGTCGGGGGCAGCAGCCAAGGGTTGTCCCCGTGAAGACGCTACCCGCATCTGGGAGATGATCGAGGCCGGTGGCGGCTATCTGTTCAACAAATGTATCAGTGGAAATGAAATCATTTACCGCCCGCATGGGGGCCGCTGGCAACCTACGATAGCGGAAATGTACCGCATCCGTAATGACCGGGAATACGCCCGCCGGTCAGGTCATCTGAACCTGCATTTCAAATATATCCGCCAAGGTTACGGCATCGCCTTTTCGCTCGATGAAGAGAAAATGCTGGTGAAAAACCGTATCATGGATATTCGTTATGCCGGTGTCCGTCCCGTGTACCGCATTACACTGGAAAACGGAATGAGGCTGGAGGTCACGGCCAATCATACGCATCCCACGCCCCGGGGCAAGTTGCGCACGGATGAACTGGTTGCCGGAGAAGACCGTCTTTACGTCAATGCAGGCTATAGTCAGCGCAATACGACGTACCGCTTTACGGACAAGGGGTCGGTCAATGATCTGCGTTATCATTCCAACGCACAGATAGCCCGGTTCCGGCTCAATTCCCGTCCGGGAAGAATGGGTTTCCTGCCTCGTCCGAACAGCGAATATGTCAAGCTGAAACATTACCGGGAGCATTTGATGGCGGATCATTGCGAGTGGTGCGGCGCAACAGGCGGACGGCTTGAGATACACCACAAGGACGGCTGTCACGGGTATTGTGGAAGGAAGTACGAAAACCTGGTCACCCTTTGTGTTTCCTGCCACAAAAAAGAACATTACCGTATGGGACGTACGAAGATGGGAGAAGCCGGACTGGCGACTGACATCAGTATTGTCCGGCAGGTGGAATGTATCGGCGAGGAAGCGGTGTATGACGTGGAAATGGAAGCACCGTACCATACTTTCGTTACGGACGGCGGCGTGGTTACCTGCAACAGCCATGCTACGGCCTATGCTGTGACCAGTTATGTCGGGGCCTATCTGAAAGCGAATTATCCGACGGCTTTTTACACGGTGGCGTTGCAATGGGCTGACGATAAGGAGATACCGTTGCTGATGTCGGAAATGGAATTGTGTTCCGATGCCCGGATCGTACCGCCGGAGATCAACACCTCCCGGCAAGAGTTCTTTACCAATTACCAGACGAATGAGATTTTCTGGTCGTTGTCACGGATCAAGCAGTTAGGTGCCAAAGCGGTGGCCTATATCGTGGAAGAACGCACGAAAAACGGCCCTTACGAGTCGGTAGAGCATTTCATTCACCGGATTTTCAAATACAAACTCAAGAAATACGCCTACTGGGACGATCCGGATGATACCGAGGAAGCGGTGCGGGTTCCAGTGAATGCCCGGCATGTGCGGAACATGATCCTGGCTGGTTGCTTTGATAAGGTTGCCGGCATTGATGCAGTGAGTGGTCGTTACGGTTTGCTGGAGACTGCGGCCCGGGAACTGGGTTTCAGCCTTTCGGAACAGGAGTTTCCACCGGAAAAGGTGATCAAGCATTATTTCTGGAGCCAGCAGCAGGTGTCCGTCAGCGGTATCGGATCGATTGATTACCGGCGCATCTTTGAAGGCTCGGAAGCCCGTGCGGCATTTAAGGGCAAAGCCTCTTACCTGAGTTTGCGAGAAGTGCTCGATCCGGAAAGTGACGGCCGGCGTGCGGCTGTCTGCGCTACGGTGACGGACTTGGTGGAAGCCTCTTATAAGGATAAGACTACCGGAGAGCGGAAGAGATTCGTGAAACTCACCCTACAACAAAATAACGATGTGGCCGAACTGGTGTGCTGGAATGATTTCTATGCCGCTCATCACGACCAGATTGCATCTCTCAAAGACCGTATCGTGATTGTTTCGGCCATGGTCCGTTACAGTGACTACAACGGCGGTAATTCTTTACAAAGCTACAAATCATCTATCCTTTTTATTGTATGAAACCGATTTTTAAACCAACCATTATCGCCCTTGTCGGCAATTCCGGCACCGGCAAGACACATCTCTCCAATTTTCTGAAGCAACGCCTGGGAATACCGGTCATTGTTTCCTATACCACCCGTCCCCGGCGGGAAAATGAAAAGGACGGACGGGATTATTATTTCATCCGGGAAGAACAGATTCCTCCGCTTCAGCAGATGCTGACCTATACCCAGTATGGCGGATGTGAATATTTTGCCCGGCTGGACCAGGTTCCCCGTATGGGCCGGTGTGTGTATGTACTGGATGAGAGAGGGCTGTTGAGCCTGAAAGAGAAATACAAGGAGCGTTTTGATATTGTCTCGGTGCTGGTACGCAGTACACCCGAAACCTTGCAGACGCGAGGTATCCCTGCGGGGCGTATCTCCCGGGACACGGAACGTTTGGGGCTACCCGACAGTTTTTATGATGTCGTGATAGAAAATAACGGGTCGCTGGCCGATTTTGAAGAGCGTGCCTTGCATATCATCAATCAATTCGGATAATATGGGAGCACCGAAAACAGAACAAGGAATATATACGGCGCTGGTGCTCGATTTCGAGACCGGCGGATTGGATTGTACCCGGTGTGCTTGCACCCAGATTGCATTGCAGGCTGTCAGGCTCGACACCTGGGAGGTGTTGGGACGGTATGCGAATTATATCGCGCCTTACGAGAAACAGGCGTTAGGCGGAGCACCCAAACGCAAGGTGCTTAAAACCCGGCGGGAACTGGAGCAGGAAGATGAACGTGAACTGATGGACTATGAGGCCGTGGCACTAAGTTATACGAACATTACAATGGATTTGCTGCGTTCACGCGGTGTGGATTTGCATCAGGTCGCTTCGGAAGTGATTGACTTTGCCAGGAAGCATACGTTGAGCAAGGGTGCCCGTTTCAAGCCGATTCTGATCGGTCAGAATATCCCGTTCGATATAGGGTTCTTACAGCAGATGATGGCTTATGCCGATTTGCAGAAGGAGTTTTCTCAGGTTTTTTCCGGGACGACCGATTTCTACGGCAATTTCCAGCCCCACTATCTGGATACGATTGATCTGGCCCGTTTGTGTCTGGCCGCTGATCCGTCGGTCAGTTCCTATAAGTTGGAATTGATTGCCGAACGCCTGGGGATCGAACTGGACGATGCCCACGATGCAGATGCAGATGTTACAGCTACCCGCCAGGTGGCAGCATTATGCAGCCATAGGTTGAGACAGGAAGGTGGGGGTGGCACGATGTTGCAACGTACTCCCAAGACGAGGGATCATTTTAAGATATAAACGAATAACGATGAATGATGGACGAAATAGAAAATAAAGAAACAGTGGAACGGGTGACGTTCCGTGCAGAGGACCGCATGACTTACGGCGTGCTGAATTATGACGGCAATGAGCTAATGGCTGCTATTACGGGGTATGACCTGAATGTGGTTTTCAATATGCGGCTGATCAATAGCCTGGCGGATGCGGAGGCTTGTGCCAACGCACTGGCGGATGTGTTTTATCAGACGCTGATGGAGCAGTTGATTGCACGGAAAGCGAATTTTATTCACCCGCCGAAGGAGTAATCGGCTATTCTTTAGTGAAGAATCACCGGCCCGGAGTTTCTGCTTCGGGCTTTTTTGGTAAAGGGCGGCGGGATTCCGGTGAATAGGATATGATTGCCCCGCTCCCATGTGTGAAAACAGAGATGTATGAAGAAGAAAGAAATTGTAAAGAGTGCCGATCAGGAGATGCCGGGCTTGATACCGCTGGCAGAGAAGGAACTGACGGAGGAGGAAGCTAAGTTTTGTGAGCTGTATGTGGGCGGTGGAACCGGGTTTGCCGGAGACCACCGGAAATGTTATGAAGAGGTGTACGGCCAGGAGAAGAATGTTGCCATTGCGAGTCGTCTTTTGTTGGGTCGCCCTCATATATCCGCCCGTATCCGGGAGTTGATCGATAGTGTGGAGTTTGAGACGGAGACTATTGCCGTGCGTTTGCAGGTGGCGGAAACGCTGAAAGCTGTGATGGCGGAAACTTCTACTTCGGATTATACGGATCGTTTCGGTGTACCCCTCTCTCCCGCGCCTCTCCGGGCGGTTGCTGTGAATGCCGCCAAGGCTTTGATGGAGCTTTATCCGATTAAGTGTTCGCAGGAGACGAAGTTACGGATTGACGGTGGCGAGGGCGGTGTGGTGTTTAATGTGATTGTGCCGCAGGCGACGACGCATGAACCGGAGTAAGCCTAAACGGCGTATGAGCCGGAAGAGTAAGGAGCGGATGATTTATATAGCTGTTATCCTGCTGTTACTGCTTTACGGGTTGCTGAAGGATTCGGAGGCAGCCGCCCGGCTTCTGGAGGCTGTTACGAATGCTTTTTCAATTTTAATTCAGAATCCATAATGACACAAATGAGAAATTTTATCCTGGAAAATATTCGTACTATTATCGTTGTGTTTTCGTTCGTGATTACGCTGTATGTGCAGCATGTGGCGAATACGGAACATATCAACGAACTTACCCGTCGCTGTAATGCACTCGAAGTAAAGGTGAAGGATCAGTATGAGCGAATCGATGCCATTAAGCTGGATAAAGCTGTGTTCGAAGCTACGATGACGCAGTTTTCGACTATCCAGGCGGATATACGGGAAATGCGGGAGGATATTAAGGAGTTACTCAAGACGGCAGGCAAATGAGAAAGCAAGCATTGGTGATTTTCGGGCTATTGTTTCCCGTAGTAGTTTTTGCACAAGAGAACCGGTTTGAGGCGGCTGTGGCCTGTATCAAACGGTATGAGGGGATGCACGATGAACGCCATTATCCTTATGTAGGTTATGGGCACAAATTGTTGACGGGAGAAAGTTTTCCGGTGATGACGGAGGAGCGTGCGGATTCGTTGCTCCGTGCCGATTTACAGCAGAAGTGCCGGGTGTTCCGCCGATTCGGGCAGGATTCGCTGCTACTGGGAGTATTGGCTTTCAATGTGGGAGAATATCGTTTATTGGGTTATGGCAAGCGACCGAAAAGCCGGCTGATCCGGAAGCTGGAATCCGGGAACCGGAATATTTACGAAGAGTATGTTGCTTTCTGCCATTATAAAGGGAAGGCTGTAGCTTCAATCCGACAACGGCGGGAAGAAGAGTATGAATTGTTGTATATGAAATCAGAATAATCATGTTTGAACGTAACACGAAAGTAAGAATAGTGGCATCTTCGAAGCTGACGGAGATGATGCTGGAAGAACTGGCTGGTAAGACCGGAGTAGTAACCGAGAATCTGGCTGGCGACGGTCGTCGCAGTAAAGGGTATATGGTGTTCCTGAATGAGGCTTTTCAGGAGGAATACGAGTGGTTTATTCCGGTTGAGTCGGTACGTCATGCGTAGGAGTATCCTTTATCCGGGAATCGCTGTTTTGTTGCTGTGTGCGGGCATAGCTTTTCTCTGGCAGCAAAACGGGCGGTTGCGTACCGAGCGAAACCGCTATTGCGGGAATGCGGAGGCATTGCTTACGGATATGAAGCGGTGGCAGGTGGACTCGGTGACGATGGCTGTGGATGTGAAGTCGCTCCGGCTGACTGTGGACGAGTATAAACGGTTTCGGGCAGAGGATGCGGAACAAATTAAGCGGCTGGGCGTGAAAATCCGGAATCTGGAAGCTGCCGCCCGGCATGAGATTGAGGTGAACGCCCCCATTAATGCCGCAGTACGGGATACGATGGTAGTGCGTGATACCGTACCGGTTTTACGGCAAAAAGTGGAGATGATTACGCCACATATCCGGTTGACTGGGCTGATTGAGCATGAACGGCTGAAAGGAGAAATCCGGGTTCCGGTGACGTTGCATCAGGCAGTGTGGGTTGAATATAGGGGCTGGTGGTTCTGGAAACGGGTGAAGGCAGTGCATCAGACGATTTGGAGCGATAATCCTTATGTGGAGATCGGGTATTCGGAGTATGTAAAAATACAGAAATAG